TGGGCTATTTGTCTTCTTGTAGTTGTAGTATACTACATATATAGAGAAAAGTACCAATAATAACAGATATAAATTTGTATACTGTGTTGACATACTACTATTAATACAGTACAAAATAAAAATAAAAATAAACATAAACAATTATCAATCGACATTAAAATTATTATTTTGTATAGATGCCGATTTTACAATAGGAAAATAGTTGTAAGAGCCTAAAATAGGTGTAAATGAAAATACAGTATGTCTCCGAACTTCATTGTACAGTATTTGTGTAATACGTTGCCGTATTTCATCTAGATTATCTAGTCCATCTACATGATTTGATGGTTTTATTTTTAGCAATTCATTCATTAACTTCAACAATTCTCCATGCCGCTTCTCCAACTTTTCATAATCATTCTCTAGTTTTTTATTGCGCTTCTCTAGTCCTTCTAGATATTTCTCTTTATCTTCGTCATTACAAACAACTACAAATGACTCCTCTACATGAATACTGTTTTCCATAGAGGTATCACTAGATGTATTTTCTCTATCTATAATATCCATTTCTTGCTAATTGATATATATCTATAATCATTTTAAATAATTTATAATAATAAGTTCGATTCAAGATTCGTTTTATCTTGTATACCTCTCCTACTACTAAAGTTACTATTCATTATAGTATCAATATATACTATGAACTCTAGTGTAAAACTATGGTCTCCTACATCATAAAAACTGTTGTCTGGATTTCTAAACTGAAAATCAACAGATACTAGATGGTCTAGGGGTGTAGTATCAAAGACAGTTAAACTATGATCAATGTGGCCATCGAATATTACTGTTGTTGGAGAGGGAGTGGCATCTAGTTGTACTTTGGCAAATATATTTTCGACCCTTTGAAACTTTTCTATCTCGGTTAAAGATTTACTACAAATAAAAAAATAAGGAAAACCTGTAGTTGCTGTATAGGGTATCTCGGAACTAATCATTTCTACATATTTAATATTTTGTATCTTAAATGGTAAAAATACACTATAATCATAGGCATTTGGATATAGTTCTGTATCTCTAGTTCTACTATCAAAATTAATTATAATTTTTTTTATATGTAGTCTTCTATCAGCATCATTGTTTTCATAATATTTAGGCATATTACCACGTTCCATCATAGTATCCATATACTCAGCATTCGTATTGACATCTAGTGGGTCCGATATCTTTTCCTTCTTCTTCAAGTATTGTCGAAATTCATTAGCTGTCTTAGTATCATATCGTTTCTCATTTTTTAGTTTAATTTCTGGATAAGGACCCAGTTGTTCGGTTTTATAGGGCATTTCAGCATTTCTGCGGAAATTAAAGTCTACTCTAGTAGATTGTTGATTACCATTTTCTGTCAATACAGCAATAGGATAAAAGGCATTTGTTACCAATAAATCTTCTTCCATTTTACTTACTAGTGGATTATTAGAAAATAAATGTCTTTGTGGAACTTAAGAATATAATTTTATAGCTATAATATAGTAGTATTATGGCTAATAAACAATCTAAAATTGTACAGGTTAAACCTGCCAGAGAAGACCCATTTCAGTTATTCTTCTATCATTTAAAAAGACTTCCATGGTATTTCATTAAATTCTGGGACTGGCTTTTTACCATTATCACAGCTCTTATTGTTTATTTAACTAAATAGAGAAGATATTTAAGTAGATACCGTGGAGTGCCAAAAGTTAGCCCCCCAGAGGGTGCTTAACTTTGGCATCTAACGCGGGTTCTAAAGTGCTAATGATTAGCACTTTACGATAACCTATCGGTTAAATTCATACCCGTATTAACAACAAAACCCATTTGGTCTAATAATTCAAATCCATACTTTTTAACTATCATTTCTATAGGAAAGCTAGCTCTATCACGACCTGTAACAGGATTCATCATAACCTTTTTGCCTTGTCTAAATAGATAAAACATGTATCTATGATTCATTGTTTCTTGGGGCGGATTAGGCGGAGAATATTGAGCCAATTCATCGGCATTTTCACAATCACCCTTTCTGTTAAAATCTATGTTAGCTACCCACCAATGTAGATATCCAGTACTTCTATTGTCTGGATTTCCACGTAAATCCCAGCAACCATGGGGCGCATCTAGGTCCCACATAACAACACTATATAATTCACCCTCTTGTTTCTTTAGAAGCTTTAGGCATGGTACTGGTCTAACACGGTATTGTTCTACAACATCAAGGCGCCAACCAACACTATAGCCACCAACTTCATTTATATCACCATAAGTTATTTCCATCATTTATAATGTAGTTAGAAAACAAATTGATTTAGAAATATCATATATTTATAAATTAATTACAATTGCTATTATGAGTAATACATCACATGTACAAGCAGCCACTGTTTTAAGCCGCAGAGGTTATGTTATACGTAAAGAATGCCTTGATGAACAAGAATTACAACGTATTCGCGAAGAACTAACCTTTATTAATGGTGATGAATTTAACCCATTTGGTGCCGCACCTGAAAAGTTTCCGATCTATGCCGAAAATGAGGCCAAAATTTACCTCCCTCGCTACTATGGCCTCGACAATTACGGTGACCCGGAAAAGATTGATTATAGTGAACCCAATTATCCTGTTACTAAAGATATGATTAGTACGCCTTTTAGTTTTAATGGTTCACTTCGTGACTATCAGGAAGAGGCAATTAAGAAATTATTCAAGCACTTTAAAACTCCGGGTAGTGGTGGTATTATTTGTATGCCTTGTGGTTTTGGAAAGACGCGTACAACCATTTACTCTATTTATAAACTTAAAAATATGTTTGTAGAATGGAAAAAGCCCTTTAAAGTTATTATTGTTGTCCATAAAGAATTCTTAGGAAATCAATGGCGCGAAAACATCAACACTCTTATTCCAGAAGCTAAAGTTGGTATTATTCAGGCCGATAAGGTTGATGTTGATGGTAAAGATGTTGTAGTAGCCATGTTACAATCTCTGAGTATGAAAGACTATCCCGATAGTATGTTTAACCAATTTGACTATGCCATCTTCGATGAATGTCACCATTTGGCTGCCAAAGTGTTTTCTAAAGCTCTACTTAGGATTGGCTCTAAGTATCTATTAGGCCTTAGTGCTACTCCTAGTCGTGCCGATGGTTGCCATGATATCTTTTATCACTCTATTGGCCCTATTGTGTACAAGATTGAACGTCCTAAAAATGATAGGGCGTTAGTTCATAAGATAGTAATCAATAGTGACAATGATACCTATTACAAAGAAGAGGTTAATAAGTATACAGGTACTAAAAATATGGCGGCTATGGAGAATTCACTATGTGCCTTTCCTGACCGTAATAAACTTATTGTAGAATCTATGCGGAAACTCCTAGAGAGCGAAGATGAACGTAAAATTATTCTGTTTAGTAGCCGCCGCGACGATAAGCATCTAGGTTTTATTAAAGAATTACTAGATGCCGTTCCTATTATTAAAAAAAATGGTGAAGTAGCTACATATGGCTACTATATGGGTCGTAAAGCAACTAGTAAGAAGAAACATAATGAGGGATTGAAAGATAGTGAGAGTAAGGATATTATTATGGCCACCATTTCAATTGGCAAAGAAGGTCTAGATATTCCCAAAATCAATACCATTATTTTTGCTACACCTATCAAGGGATTTGAACTCAAAAAGGTTAATGGTAAAATGGTTGAATCCCAGACTACAATTGAACAAACTATTGGCCGTATTCTACGCGAACCACCGCAATTTCGCACCCATATTCCTATTGTCATCGATATTGTCGACAACTTTTCCAACTATATCAAATGGTGCTACACTCGTAACGCATTCTACAAACGTGTTGGTTATCCTATGACGCGCAATGTAGTTGTATTAAATAAGGATAGCGCAGGCAAACAAAAATACAATCTAGACTTTTTGACGAACAATGATATATTCCATGCTAGTGAAGCGGCTATTAAAGAAGCTGTAGAGGGTATCGAGCGAGAAGATAGTTCTATGTCTAGTGACTCTAATATGGATGGTGCGTGTATGATTGAAGATGACAATTAGTTGTTAGTATTTAAGATTCTTGTAATAATTTGGCATCCATAGCCAAATCTCCCTCGACTTCTATTTCGGCACTTTCGAGCTGTTCTCTAGTAAAAGATTCGCCCTTTAATCCTAGCATTTGTACAATTCTAACCAGATGATTGCGACCACAAAATACATGAATAACGGATCCTTTAAATTTTTTGCTCATATCTAGTAGTAACTCTCTTAAATCTATATCTACACTAACACTACCGACGCGACGCAAGTTCTGGACTAGTGTATATCCAACCCCAGAAAGAATTCTCGATAACATATCAGGTAACTTATCATCTTTTTTGTTTCTAAGGCGTAAAAGATGTGCTACAACATTTAGTTGACTTTGTAGTATTTTTACTGAACTCTCAAAATAATCTGATCTAATTACTTCAAATTTTTCAGAATCATTATAAATAGCCTTTAGGCCATATAACACACCATCAATGTATTCACGTATTTCTTGTGGAGTACATGTAGGTAATTCAGAACCTAACTCGAATAAGCGTTTTTCCTGAAGAGCATTTAGGTAGCCATTTTCTGAACGAGTATCAAAACAAATAACATTTGGGTTGCCCCCCTTTTTCTGTGTATAGAATATCCACTCGGAACCTTTGGCAAATTCGCGGAAAAGATGTTCATCTTCTTCCCTAATCTCACAAGCATTTGTAGAATGTTCAACTAGTATAAAATCATCGGCTTGAAATGTTTTACTAACCCTCTTGTAATAGTTATTGTTTATGTTACTATGGTCTTCGCCATACATAAATAGAGTTACTCCATTTAGTTTTCCTTCAAATAATAGTGGTTTAGCCATTATATATTTTACTTATATTATTTTTTATATATTTTATACTAGTCTAGTTCTACCCTACCCCCTAGACTAGTACAAAATTGATACGGTTTTCTAGACCTCTAACTTTACACACCCCTCTTTCGAATCACATCGAACCGCTCTCTACCATGTCGCACATCACCGCCTACATCAACTCTCTCCCGACCAAGGGCTTCGAGACTGTACGTGACCACTTTATCGCCAAGCACTGCCGTGTGCTCGACAACGATTGGTCCTACATGATCGTCCCCTCCTCGGACTACTCGGTCTACGCCGACGAGTCGCTCGAGTTCCGCGCCGCCGTCGAAGAAGCCGTCGGCACCATCTTCCGCAAGCACGACAGCGCGCTCCTCTGCTTCGGCTACCCCAAGACGCACGAGCTCACCGAGACTAGCACTTGTCCCATCGAAGGGCGCATCGCTGCGTACCAGTACCTCGGTGGCACGCTTATCCGTGCGTACTTCGACGGCTACTACTGGCGCCTCGCGACCAACGGTGCCCTCGACGCCTACAAAAACCACTGGATCAGCAACAAGTCGATTGGCCAGCTCTTCGACGAGTGCCTCAGTCGCATCTACCGCAAGCCGTGCCACTTCGCGGCATCGCCGCTCGTCCACAAGCTCGACGTTAGCTACACTTACGAGTTCATCCTCCAGCACCCCGAGATTCACCTCGAGGTCTTCGAGCGGGCTTTCATCTACCACATCGGCACCTTCGACAACCGCCGGCTCATCTACGTGCCTGTCCGCGCCGACAACATCCCGCCGCCCCTCATGACCTACTTCGAGAGCTTCGAGGAGGTCGTGAGCAGCCTCCGGGCTAGCGACAGTTCGCTCGGCTACACGCTCTGCTCGGCTGGCGACGAGATGACCCAGACGCCGCGCTTCAAGATTCTTCACCCTGACTACAAGCGTCAGCTCGCGCTTCTCGGTCGCACCAGCAACCTGTACCTCCGCTACCTCGAGTGTAAGGCAGACGGCCTCGACAAGGAGCTGCTCAAGGCCTTCCCAAGCATCCGCCACTACTCTAGCTGGGTCGAGAAGTGCCTCAGCAACATGTCGCGTAGCATCTACCAGGTCTACGTCGCCAAGTACATCAAGAAGCACCCCGAGACCGTTGTCAACTACTACTATCAGCCCATCATCACGGCGATCCACCAGTACTACAAGCGGACTGGTATTCGCGTCGGTGAGGACAGCGTCTACGGCGAGATTAGCAACAGTCACCCCAAGCGCATCAACTTCCTCCTCAACGGCCTCGAGTTCATCAAGACCGGCGACGTCAACCTCCACGAGGACGCAAAGATGGCCGCGGCTTGGACCGTGCCGGCGCCTATCCCTGTGCCTGTCGCTGTCCCTGTCCAGGAGGTGGAGCTCGAACAAGTCCTTGTCGCGCTCGAGCACCAGGAGATCCAGCCGAGCGCCGAGTATCTCGCCAACATCCCGGAGGACCACTTTCACCAACTCCTACACAACCGCTTCATGCCGGTCATCATCGCCGAGCTCAACTTGGACCTCGAGCAGACGGGCGAGTTCTACAAGGACCTCGACGAGTACATCCTGGGCGACCTCGTGAACCAGGACTTCAACGATGTGCTCATGTGCCTCGAAGAAGAGGGCTTCCTCATCGCACGCATCCACGAGTTCAAGGAGGTGGTCATCGAGCAGATGTACTAAACTAAAGAAAACAGGTAAAGTGTTTGTAAAAATAAAACCAAACAAAAATAGTTTAAGTGTTTTGTGTTAAGGGGTATTTACCCCGCTTTGTAGGGTTTTTTTAGACAGGAGGTACTCCAATCCATTCGTGTCCATCAAAAAATTTTTCATTGTACTGTTCAACCTTATCAGAGTCCATATAGTATCGCATAGTACATACACTTTTTGCGGAAGCACTAACATTAACTATCTTCAACATTTCCAAAAACTGTTTTCTAGGAGAGAATGCTGAGCTCATAGCAATATCTACAGATACTAAATTACTATTACAACTGTAGACTATTCTAGCATCATCACAACTTGTAATACCAACTGTATTTTTAGGGTCAAATACATCTGTCGTTAGACAAGTAGGACAATGACCAACAACTAGCATATTACAACCGTACATGTGTAATATTTCATCTACGGCACCACAATCCTTTTGTAACCGTCTAGTTAAAAACATGTCATCAAATATGCTTAGTTGTGCCGTCTCTCTGGTTGTTAGATCTAAGTATGGTTTTATAGAATTTCTTATAGATTGTGCTTTATCAGGGTTGGCACGACCTTCTTTTTCGAGAGCTGGAAAAGCGGCGTCAATTAAATCATTGTACATATTGGAATAACTAATAGCATATTGATTATCAATAGCTGCGGTTATATATTCCATAAATGTATCCGTATATATTAATTCTTCTAAAATCATTCTATGTACCATGTGTGGTTGTAATTGTTCCGAGTTGATACTGCTCTCCTCAAATAGGGAGAATACATTTTTACCCATATGAAATCCAGCGTGAGCAAATAGTGTATTATTAATCTTTAAGAATGGAGGAAAGCCAATTAGATAGAATCTAGATAATAGATAGGCTCTATACATATATACTAAATCATCTAACTTTGTAGTCTGCTCTACAAAGTTAAATTGTTCTTTCGACAAATTGGCATTTAAAAAAGCACCCATTTTTTCAATATAAAACTTTACAGAGCGACTATCAATATATCTAGAATAAGCTAGTTCAGAGCCATATCTATTTGTAGTATGAAAAGCAAAGAAGTCGTGGTTACCCATAGTACAAAATACATAACTGTTATGGGCTCTAGCTAATATACGTAAGTTGAATATTAACATGTGTATTAGTAGTTCATCGCAATTAGTTAAAAATTCATTATCACTTCCTCTTTTGCCATCGATAATATCGCCACAAATGACAACTATTTTGTCCTTCTTTTCCGGATTCCAGCGAACATTTTTTATAGGATTTGCCATATCTACATCCGGGTTGATAAATCCGGCTTTTTTAAGGACTTCTAAAAATCTTCTAACATCGGCATGAAGATCAGAAATGGTAAATATTTCATAACGGCTATCCATTTTTAAATCTATATATCTATAGAGTTCCATAGGATGACCATTATGTGTTTGCTCGGTATATATTTCGTGGTATAGTTCATCTATTTTTTCCATGTTTTTAGCCAAAGAACCAGTTAATAAAAAACGTTCTAATTCCATATATTATTAAATAATATAAATAATTCAAAGTATTAGTTATATTATTTTATATTTAGTTTATCTTCTATTTATTCATGCTAATCACATGTCGTCTACAGGAACCCAATCATTGATATTAAAGAATAGCTTCGTGGGTGCGATAAAAGGCTCCGGAATAGGATTATTTTTACAGAGGTCGCTAATAACCATGGATTCAGGAGAGCATTCAATATCATGGCTTGTACGAAGGCTGATACAATATTGCGTATCTTGAAATTCCGGCTCATCACAATCGACAATGATAGGAGGAACTACAATATCATAATCAATACAGATATCTAGTTCGGCACAGATTTCTTCGGCGGAGTAGTCACTAAATTCTTCGCGACCGAGAGTATTAATTAGCTTAGGTACAAAACTAGAAACAGCGCCGCGGCAAATAGGCGCAAAACTGCTAAATATATCACATGTGTGGTTAAAAAAAGTGTGAAGTTCATCGGTAGTATGATTTGCCGCTAGAAAGTTTTGCGAACTGTGTACAACAAATTCGCATATTTCACAGGGACTGGGGCCAACCGACATGGCCGTGGTCATAGGAGAGGCCGAGAGGAGTAGCGTAGCGAGAAAGAGGCTCTTGAACATTTTATTTAGTAGGGAGGTTATTGTTATATCTAACTTTGTATTTAAATCAATTTTCTAATCCTATAATATAATAAAGATGGATCAATATGGATTAGATAAATTCTCTCTAGTTAATTTCGCCGTTGGTATGTTATGGTACCAGGCCGGCTTCTCGTTTGTTTCACTAGCTATTGTATTTTCTATTTATAAAGTATTAGGAAATACTAGCTATGGTATGTACCTAAGTGACACATATTTACAACCTATGTTTGGATTTAAACTAAGTAGCGAAAGTTATAAGAACATTGGTATGGATTTAGCATTATGTTTTGCTGGTTGGTTTTCTGGCCACCTATTTGTTCAAAGCGGTATATTTGGTGTAACTAGTACCCTAATTGGATTCGGACTATACTACTGGAATCCTAAGAATCTTAAGCAATACCTATTATACATATTAGGTGGTTTAGGTGTCGGTGGTCTTATATTTAGACAATTATGGTATTTAGGGTTGGGAATAGGTGCCGGATATGCTGTAGAGAATCTTAGAATTGTAAATGTAGCCAAGAAATAGGCTACTAACCTTTGGTAAATGTAGCCAAGAAATAGGCTACATACAAAGCTTAAAGATTTATATAATTAAATATACAACTAATACACAAAAATGACAACCACTCGCGACTTTTTAAACGAATATGGGTTTTTCATATTTTTTGGGACAATTATGTTTGTACTTGTTTGTGGGTTTTGTTTAAAGAAATGTGATAATAAACCATACAGATATTATCAATTAGATGAAGACAAACCACCTGAATATGAATCAATCAATATACCATTTAACCATCATTAGACATAACTGCTGGTTACATATTTTTTATCCTTGTCCTGATGTCTTTTGACATTAATTAAATCAGATTTGATATCATTAATGTCATTTGAAATCCTATCAATATAGCTTATAGAAACATCTACTTCAATAGGTGTACTAGTATTAATTTTATTAGTAATTCCAGAGGCATGATTGTACAGCCTTTCAATATCACCCATGGCATGAATAACCAAACGGTTTTCAGGGTGCCGATTAATCAAAAGAGTTAGTGTCTGTTTAAAATCAGATGTATAGTTACTAATCTCACGGCAATACTTGATAAAGTCTGTACGAAAATCTGTAATACATTTGGCTATGGTATTTAGGTAACTATACATGTTTCTGTCATACGTTTCTTCTGACAATTTAGAAATTTTTGAAATTGTATCATATAGATTAACTAGATATACAATAGAACGATTTAGATGAAAACATGCCGTAGGTTCAATATTTTCACTATAAAAACTCTCTAGCGTTTCATCTAGATTTTCAATAGAATTCTTTACAGATTTACCCCAACGATTTAGTAGCCCGAGTAGTACAGAGTCACCACTAGTAATAACTATATCTTTCACATCACTAATACACGACTTTTCCTGACTTAAACGGCGAATATGATTATTTTTAAAGGTTATAATATGTTCCATTGTATCTGATGTAGTCATAATTGACTCGTTGGTATAATATTTATTTAGTAATTCAACCTGGGAATCGGTCATCTGTGATTTTTCTGAAGTAGCGATTGTCTTTGTAGCGAGTTTAATATCATCAGTAGGTTTCGTTGAAGTCATTCGAAATATTAGAGATAGTATACTCTTCTTTGAATATTTTGCGCTCATTTTATTGTTATTTTTTGTTTTTTTATTATTATTTATCAATTTATAAAAACATCTATGGTATAATTAGATGGTTTACAAATTACTATTAGCAATATTAGTTCTATTCGTACTAGTATATTTTATTAATAACTACAGGAAACAACACAAAACAATAAATAAAGTTACAACTAGTAAAGTTCTAGGTGATGTAGTAGCAACCGGTGTTGGCGAAAAGGATATAGCTGCCCTAACGGATGAATGGATAAATCAGGTTACTGTTAAAAACTCGCCCGAAGGTGTAACTAATATGTTTTGCCCAGATGGTAAATTAATCGGTACGGTTTCGCAAGTAAAACGTACAGGTGTAGACATTAAAAAGTACTTTGATATCTTTGCTAAAAAACAGGGTATTACAGTATTAGATAAAAAATACAATATATCTAGAGTAGCACCAGGTGTATTTATAAACACCTCTTTTATTACGTGGTTCTGGAGCGGACTTAATGAGCCAACTGTTGCCCGTATGACGTTTGTGTTTCGAGAAAAGTGCTTATTTCAATTACACTCGTCGGTGTTACCGGAGGTAAATGATGAACTATTCGATATCAGCAACCTCCCCTAAAACTAGACGAAGGCATTCATCTATCTGTTCTATAGTGTAAGCCCTTTTTAATAGATACTCTTTTATTTGGTTATAGTCAGTCCAATCATCGGCACTGTCCGTATCATTATCGTAGAGATAGCGGAAACAAAAATAGGGCGACAGATTATTTTGTGTTCGCAAACACTTCCAAGAATCATAATAACAAATTGTTTCGATCAAAAACTCTTCACTAAATTGGTTCTCTCGTAAAAGGTTGTTCATCCAGGATAGTTTTTCTGGATGTTTTAATAATTCTATTTCAAAACTATTCATACTATTAATACTATTAATACTATTAATACTATTATATTTATTTAAACAGATATAATATAGTATATAGGATTTATAAAATAAAATTGAATTTAATATATTTTAAAATCTTAAAACTAAATCATCGATATTACTCTATAATATGAAATACATCGCACTTGTCAAAGATAAGTTGTTCCCGAAACAGCCAACTGTACTATTAGGTCGATGGAATATTGTTTACTGTGATAAAAAAATTAATCAAAAATTAGATTTATCTAACGAAGACCATTGTGGTGTATGTGATGTTTATAAATTTAATAAACATAAAGAACTTAAAGTAACTGAACTAATTTTTTATGAACATATGTAAGCGTTCAAAGATTTGATATTGTATAGTTTTGATTACCGTATATTGCCAAAGTTAAGACTACCCTTACATCTGGCACTCCACGGTATATTACTTTGATTATAGATACAGGTTCATACTATAATATTTATTTAAACATATATAATATAGTATATATAATAACAAAATGTCCTATATACACTATAGCGGATTTGGTTGTAATAATAGTGAAATTCACACTGTAGACGAGTTCCTAAATATTATGAAATACGCACAGTTCCATTATAACGAAATGACCTTTTTAGGTTTTAATATGGAGTACAAAGATTATAGGCTTCCCGATGATTTTATAAATTTTACACTAGATGAATGGTTAGATTATACTGGGGCTGATTATTATAAAGAAGACATCGTGATGTAACTATAAATATTTACCAAGAGGTTAATTTATAGTTTACCAACTATAAATATTTACCAAGAGGTTAATTTATAGTGTACCAACTATAAATATTTACCAAGAGGTTAATTTATAGTGTACCAACTATAAATATTTACCAAGAGGTTAATTTATAGTTTACCAACTATAAATATTTACTAGTTACTTCATAAACAACCTTTCTTTTAATATCTATTATTGTCTTATTTTTAATCATTAATATATATTTGGGTTGTATGTGTCGATATTTAAAAAGTTTCATCATATTTGTGATATTATCTAAATTTTCGAATTGTTCTTCCACTTTATGACAATGATAAATTAAAAACTTGTCTAATTTTTTAATACCTTTTGATATATCTATGATATCAATATACCAATCAATAAACTCATTGTTATCTAATCTAACTATTGTATGAATTAATTCAATAGCTGGATTTAAAAATATATTTTTTGACATATAATTATTTAATATAATTATTATATATTATTATTATATTTATTCATCTTCATTGCGTTCTTTGAAATATTCCATAATGTCATCTAAAAGTCCTTGTGGGCAATCTTTTGTCGGAACTAGAAGTCCATAACTATTTTTAGTTACATGTAGTTCCGGATTGTATTTATTATTAACAATAATTTGCCATCTTTCACAATATTTTCTATTCTTTTTACTGCCGTGAAAATAATGACGAATCACCCCTGGTACATATCCTAATCTTAAATTAGTAGCCCGATTTTGCCAATTAATTACACTATTTTTATATTCATCTGTAACCAGATTATTAACACTATTTTTACCATCTTTTATTAATGATTTTGCCATATTATGGTCACCAGAACCTAATATAGATAACTCATAAATACCTCCAACACGTTGATAGGCCTTTCTTGTCATAGCCCAGGCAAAGCCTGGATGCCAAAAATTTACACCTGTACCACCATATTTTTTCCCCTGGGCATGTTGAAATCCGAAACTAGTAAATATAGACATAGCATCTTCAGCCTTATCCATGTCTACAGCATGCGAAAATAGTTGAACTATATCTTTGTGTCCATTTAGTATCTTTAGTGTATCACCCGCCCAACAGGCACTATTAAATTCAATATCGGCATCAATCCATGCGACAGCTTTCCAATTTTGTGGCAGTAATTTATTTATACCAATATTTATCATATTCTCCTTATGCCAAAGAGGTGCTGTATCGGTACGCAATTGTAGATGTTTCCTGTTGTCTTTTTTGGCAACATAATGTTTCTGTTCTCCGTATGCTAATTCAACTACATATAATTCTATTTCATCTATATGTTCATTTTCCATGCGTTTAATAAATTCATTCGCTAATTTATATCTTGTTCCATATTCACATGGATTTGATATAACAATAATGACATTTAATTTGTCTTCTATTTTATCATTATTTTGAATAGCTAGTTTTGTACCATTTTCTCTATATTCTACTTTGTCAACTTCAATACCATTTATAACTGTCATATAATTATTATATTCTAGATGATATAATATTTGAAACGAAAAAACTTAAACAAAACCCCATAAAGAGTAATAAGTAATTATAATGAGCGCTGTTCTAAGCTACTTTTTCCCAGATACCTATGGCAAAGACCCAAATAACTGTAAAAACTTTTTAGAAAGTATTGAAAACAAAATTTCGGTATGTGAAAAATATCATCTACTACAACTTCTTGATAGCAAATATAACTTTATTCGCGATAGTGACATTTATCTACTATTTGAATTTGAACTATTCCGCAAACTTATTACTACTCTTCCCAAACACAATGTTTCTGAATATGAATACTACAGATACATCGAAGAGTTTAACCGTATTTCCGAAGATATTAAAAATGAACAGCGGTACAATATAACGCTTCGATTTATTTGCGATATTTTTAAGAGCTACTGTACTGGCAATAAGGTATATAGTGAAACCTACATTAAGAACTCGCTATCGTTATGTGTAGCTTTTGGTAAAAAGGGTTTTAATAAACGTATTCGTCGTAATATTTATGCCAATCTTAACCACGAAGAAATCATTAATACTAAAAAGAACTACACTCCTACTCAAGCGGCTATTCTAAAAGTATATTGTCGTTTTATGACCCTATCCGGCCAAACACCAGATAGTGAACTTGTAGAAACACTAAAGACACTAGAATTCACCGAAAAGAAAAACACTAGCACTGAAGACAATACTAAATACAATAAGGCTGTACGGCTATTCAAAAGTATTGTAATGGAACCTAAGACGGAAGTTCGTAAGTGTAACATTCTAAACGAAGAGGATATTGATGACTCTTCTAAAATTCCTACCAAAAACTACAACTATTATATTCTTCACAATAATGCTGTTTGTAAATCCAAGAATGGAAAGGTATATTACATTGTACAATTGGATGATTTTAGTGAAGAACAAAGACAAGCTATTTTAGACAAGATTAATAGCAATCTAGATACACTAGTTGTAAAAACTACATATATTAACAATGACCCTACATTTGAACTAGTAATTTTTGATATTAAAGGGCAGAATTATCTTAAGCGTTGGTGGTGTAGTAAGTCGGCTAAATATTGTGTCCAATTGTGTACTATTTTGGAATAGTAGAAAGATAGATAAAAAATAATAATAATATAACAATAGAATATATGAAATTACATAGTATTTTCAAATATTCTTTCCTAATTCGTATATTAGCAACACCGCTATTGTATTTTACTAGAAACAGTATTCCCTACACGGTATTACTATTAGTAATATTAGATATTATAGACTGTAATCCACTAATTGTGAAGTTAATTAGAAAATACAAGGAATCTACGGGTAAGTCTACAGAAAAGGAGTACTGTAATACAAATCATCACTATGTAGTACTAGATAAACTAGTAGATATATTACAGTATTGTATAGCTATATATTTCTTAACGCCACAACTTCCGCTAAACATAATACACATCCTATTAGGTTTTACACTGATGCGGCTAGCCGGCGTTTTTCACTATTCGGCAAATAAAAATCCACTAGCATTTGTATTGTTTTTTGATTTTATAAAGGAGTACTTATTATTGTTCTATGTGTATTATCCTAATTTTACGATGGGTCTTTTAGTAGAAACAATGATAGTAAAGATTGTATTCGAGTACTACATGCATAAACGTGCTGTCTTTAGTACCTTATATGAATTATTGTTTGATTAGACTAGCGGCCTCTCTACGGTAATCGAAATTGAACTATACAATTTTTATTCTAGAACACCAAACTTCCTCAAATATGACGATGCATATTTCACACCTTCCGACCGAGATGCTACTGAACATTAAGCCATTCCTCAACAAAAAAGAGTGGTTCGACACTGTCACCACGCTGGGCCTTGAGTCGGTCCGAGGCTCTATCTCGGTCGAACTAGACAAGGACCAGAGCCTACAATATTGTCACGACCCCGAGTTTCGCGATGCTACTAACAAAACAGTTGTCCACCCTAGCAAACAGATCTCCCTCGACCTCCACGGAACCGACCTCGCCGACATTGCCGACTATCTGGAACACATTTGTAGCGTCTATAGTATTAACCTGTGTTGTTGTAAAGATTTGTCTGATGTGTCGGTGTTTAGTCACATTCATACGCTGGACTTGTCTGATTGTCCGGGCATCACAGACGTGTCGGCTCTCTGCGGTGTTCACACACTAAACCTGTCTTGCTGTGAAGGCATTACAGACGTGTCGGCGCTTGGACGTGTCCATACACTAGACCTGTCTAGCTGTCCGGGCATTACAGACGTGTCGGCTCTAGGCGGTGTTCACACACTAGACCTGTCTGATTGTAACGGCGTTACAGATGTGTCGGCGCTTGGACGTGTTCACACACTCACCCTCTACTATTGTGAAAACATTACAGATGTGTCGGCTCTCGGCGGTGTTCATACGCTAGACTTGTCTAGCTGCCGGGGCATTACAGATGTGTCGGCTCTCGGTCGCGTCTATGACCTCAACTTGGCTGATTGTCGGGGCATTACAGACGTGTCGGCACTTGGACGGGTTCATAACCTGAAATTGTCATTTTGTAACAACATTACAGATATTTCGGCACTTGGTGGAGTCCACACCCTCATCTGCCGAGAATGCCCCAACCTGACAAACGTGTCGCGTCTCAGCAATGTCCACAAACTCGACTTGTCCTACTGTCAGGGCATTACGGATGTGTCAGGTCTCGGCCACGTCTATGACCTCAACTTGTCTGATTGTATCCTTGTTACAGATGTGTCGGCTCTCGAAGGCGTCAATACACTCATCTTGGTCCGCTGTCTTGGTATCACAGATGTGTCGGCCCTCGGCAATGTCCACACCCTGTACCTGCCGCATTGCGAGAACATCACAGATGTGTCGGCTCTGGGTGGAGTCAATACACTGATGTTGAATTCATGCCATGGTATTACGGATGTCTCGGCCCTCGGTAATGTCCACACACTCGACTTGTCTTACTGCGGTGGTGTTTCAGATGTTTCGGCTCTCGGCGGGGTTCATACACTTAACCTCATGTGTTGTAAAAAGATTACAGATGTGTCGGCGCTCGGTCGCGTCCATGACCTCAACCTGATGGATTGTAACAAGATTACAGATGTGTCGGCTCTCGGCGGGGTTCATACACTTGACTTGTCAGGCTGTAACAAAATCAAGGATGTTTCGGCACTTGCCAACGTCCACACACTCGACATTCGCCGTTGCCCTCGTATTACTAACAAGTCACTTCTCACAAGTGTGACCAACCTTGTCTGCTAATATACTCTTCAAAAATTATGTATATAAATTATGTATTTATTACTTTGTAGTATTATTTTATAATATAGAATAATTTATCACTATAGTATAAATGGCAATATACGGTGACCCTGAATGGCTATATGATGAGGAAAATATGCCCAAAAAAATAGTTGTAGATAGTGTATTATTGGTACTAGTAGCCCACCACTATTACAAAGGTGAATATGAACTAGCTATTCCGTTTCTTTTAATATTTCTAGTATCAACACTGTTCCACCTAGATAAGAAGAAGGAGGTACTATTAGACCGTATAGTTATGGTCATTATCTTCTCTCACTTCTTTCACACATTCTATCATAAGATACCCTTTTCTATCTTTGTAGCAATTGGTTTAGCATCTTTACTGTTTTGGTACATGACAGATGACCGTATCCTATACATACTATACCAATTAGCTGGTTTAGGACTGTTCGTAGGTTTCTATGACATTTCATACAAATATAAAATACCTATAACCGCAGCAGCCCTCTATTTATTATTTGGTGAAGTATTAGAAAAAGGATGGTTTCATGCTCCTAAACATTTAGGGGCTTTAGGATTAGGCTTGCTTCTATAAAATTACAAAATGTTATAAAATGTTATAATATTTTATAATATAAATCTTTCATTTGATAAATGGCTATCATAGAAAGATTCACGCTGATAGAAAAGCTAAAAGATCCAGAATGGTACTATAGTAACCAAAATACAAAGGCTAAAATATTATCGAATCTAGTATTCCTAGGAATATCTATCTACTACTTCTACAAAGAGAAATATGAACTATCTATATTATTCTTCTTTCTTTTTTGTGGTTCTACAGCTTTTCATATAAAACCCAATAAAGATACACTTTTTATAGACCGGTTAGCAATGGTACTACTTTTCGCCAAGTTCTTCAACCTATTCTATCCCGAAATATCATTTACAGCATTCGGTATTCTAGGAATTATAACAACAATTATATGGTACAAAACCGAGGAGCTCCTATGGTATTTCCTATATCAACTAGTAGGTATTCTTCTGTTCCTAGTACATTATCCTATGAATTTTATGTACAAAGGTATTATATCTATATTATACATACTAATTACTTATAGCCAAATGTTAGAAAAGGGTAAGTATCACGCACTAAAACATGTAGGATTAGGTGCGCTATCACTACTTATTGTACCGTAATCATAATTATAATCCTAATAATCCTAATATTCACCATCGTGTTGTAGATAGTGAACATTAAGTGCCCCAACACGACCGAAACGTTGTGCGCGACCAATGACTTGTGTCTCTAGTGCCTTTGTTAGTTTGTGATAGATGATAATATCTGTAGTTTCGGGGATGTTAAGGCCACTACCATAGCTATAGGCATTTAATAGGATACATTTGAGGTTACTATCGGGATTGCGAAAACTCTCTAGTCGCTTATTTACTACTAGATTGTTACCACCTAGTTTTGTAGATTCAATATTGTGGTCATTTAGCTTTTCAAATAGTTCATTTAGACTGTTCTCGTATAGTGACACTACTAGAAATTTTCCATGGGGATTATGTTGAATAATTTTAATAAGCATATCTAGTTTATTTAGTAGTTTAGGTTCAACCTTAGTTGAACTATGAAACGCCTCTATTTCTTTCACGGTATCTTCCGGTAGGTCAACTTGTACAATAATATCATCTTCGGTGATAGTCGCGCGGCAGAATGGGCACATAGGGTTTGCTTTGTAAGAGCACTGAATACAGGTTAGGCAGAATACATTCTTACAGCACATTGTAATAGTAGGTACTTCAGCGTCACTATTACAGACAAGACAGAAACGGTTTTGTACACGATTTTCAATAAGTTGAATCTTGGCCTTAATTTGGTCAATCTTGTCCTGAATATTTTTTAGGGCCATTTGTTTAGAGTCGTCAGTATGATAGGTTAGTGTAGATTTATAGTCATATTCGCGCTTCTTGTTTTCCAGCTCTTTAATAAGCATATTTGTAGAAAGTTTAATAATATCATTAGATGATTTAAGAAGATTAGAAGTGCCTACTTGTTCCATAGCGCCTTTAAGGTCATCACCTTGTAACATTTGGATAACTTTATCATCTAGGATACCCTTGAGTACTTTAACGGCTTTAGGGGTGAAGCAGTTGACGTGGTGTAAAATAGGTTTGGGTAGGTCAAAACTGGCCTGAATGTATTCGTCTTTGTTCTTGAAAAAGATGAGATTGTAAAAGGGAAAACTGTTTTGTTCTAGTTCCATAAAGGTGTTTTTAATAAATCCAGTACAACGAATACCATCGATAAGTTTGTTTTCCCAGTAACGAGAGTGTGGCATAATTAAATTCTGAATAGAACTTGTTACAAACCAGTAAAAAATAGCACTAGGTTTATAGCAATTAGGAATATGAATTGTATCAGCTTCGTCGTAGATAATACGGTCATAATTCATCTGTGCTACAGATTTATTTCCAATTGTTTTAGCCATAAATTGGCTATAAAAAGTGGCACTAACAATAACAAGAGGCACATTAAAAAACTCTTCCATACTAGAGTACTTTAATTTGCCCTCTTCGCCATCTTCATACGGGTAAAGATGTTCGCGCTTATTTACAATCTTGTATTGTAGACTGGGTACGTAGTTATCAATATATAGCCGCCACTGCCGTACAAGTGTATGGGGTAGTACTAAAATGCTACTATGAATACGGTTAATATTAGGATTGCTAGATTCATGGTCAACGATTGTGACACTAGTTGTGTTGCCATAACTAAAAAACTTATCACGGGGCTTATTTTGTAGTTTATTGTTTTTGATAAGTAGTAAGATGGGCAATGATTTACCAGCACCAACTACATCACCTACAACACCAATATTGGTATTAAGTGTAAAACGACTATCGGGTTTAATGCTATTGTTTTCTAGGTTAATAAGATGGTAAAGCATTGTCTTTTGATGGTTACGAAGAACTGTATTCTCGAGACCAGAGAAACTTTCTTGGCGTGGACTATTTTCATCTAGGTTACCATACATAACAGTATCAATGGATTGCTTTAGAAACTTTTGGCCGGTTGTGGTATGATAAGTATAGCCAGTTGCAGCCAGGTCAATGTTTTTGTAATTAAGCATTTTTCTATAAGATGTTGTTTAACAAATCCTTATATCAATTTTGGCGGATTATTATTAATTTATAATTAGATATATACATTAGTGTTTTAGTACATATGTTATCCCGTAAATTAGAAATAAATGATTATAACTTAGGATACTTGGAACTTCTAAAACAACTAACCAGTGTTGGGGATATACCTTATACAGAATGGACTACTAGGTACAATGAAATACAGAATAATCCGTGTATACAGATTTGGGTAATGGTTGATACCGTAAAGTGCCAAAACACTTTTGGCACTGCGGAACCCGAGTTAGCTGCCACCCCGAAAGGGGTGGCACTCCACGGTACCAATACTATAATCGCTACTGGAACTATAATATTAGAACCTAAATTTATTCATAATAATGGTAAAGTAGGGCATATAGAGGATATAGTTGTGGATAAAGATAAAAATGGTTTAGGAATTGGTAAAAAACTAATAGATGATCTAGTGAATATTGCTAGAAATAATGGTTGTTATAAGGTTATACTCAATTGTTCAGAAACAAATATTGGGTTTTACGAAAAGGTAGGATTTAAACCAAAGGATAAACAAATGGCATTGTATTTTTAGTTTTTAGTTTTTAAAAAGTGTAATATAAATAATTAATTTATTTATATTAAACCTATATATTATTAGAGTAATTCATTTACTAGATTTAGTGCTAGTTCGCGAGGTTCCATTTGTAAAACACTAGCTATTTCTAGGTTACTTGTGCCTTTTAATCCTAGTTGTTCCTTAACTAATTTACGTTGGACTTTTTGTAAATCTACATATTTATCAAAGTAGTTATCAATACGTTTCTCGGTGCCGTTATTGACACCTCTAAGGACAACTTGTAGTTCTAGTAGTTCACTTTCGGTTAACCTATCACGAAGAGCACTATAAATAGCTATATCATCTCTATTTATTAATTTGTCTATTTTAGCATTAGGTATGTTTAAGATTTGTAGATAGGTTTTAATATCCTCGACTGTTTTCGACATTTATTATATTATATAGTTAGAATAAAATTATAAAACAAGGGATTGATCGAGGGACGAGCTATCATCAAACGACGAGCCATTACAGCCACAAAGCCACTCTTTAAGCTTCTTGATGTAGCCACCAAACATTTCAATTAGTATGAAAGCGGCAACCGAGATGAGGGTGATAACGAGATCGTCGCGGCTACTAACAGGACTAGTCGGTACTTTGTAAACAACTAGGTAAATCACGGCGCCAAAGATAGCGTATTTAAGAAAGAGGTTAAAAAATTCCTTGAAATTCATTTTCTATTATAACTTAATATAATATTTTTATCTATAATATCATTTATAATATCATTTATAAATAGCTAGATGGAACCATATTATCTATATATTCTAATCATATCTATAACTTTTCTATTATTTGTTTATTACATTTACACTAGAATGTATGGACTATTTGCTATATATAATTGTGTAACTACGGATATGTTATGGAAAATTGGTAGTGGTAAAATATTTAATTGTTTTCGAGGAGAGCCTAAAACGTGTAAAAATATAGATAAATATAGTATCTATGGGTTTTGTTACGACCCAGATTACTATGGTGTCGGTATAGGTGAAGAAAAAGGCCCATATGGTTATAATTGTAGTGATTGGGTATTTAGTAAAGATGACTGCTATCCAGAAACATGTGAGCTAGCTAATGTATCTAATCGTTTTGGATGGTGTGTAGATTATAATAGGGCTTATAGAGGTACATCCTGTGGCCCAGATAAACTCTATGGTATAACTTGTAAAAAATGGATTTGGAATGATCCATCTAAATGTCCCAGAAAATGTCCTAAACCAACTATAAAAACAATGCCAAAATGCCCGCGTAAAAAGAAAATACCAAAATGTCCTATTAAAGATAAATGTATATGTGAATAATTATGCTTCAACTAAAATCTTTTCTAATTATATAATTAGAATGAGCTTCAATAGATTAATTTATGATGGTTGTGCGTATAAAAAGACTTTAGAAGAAAGCACCGGTACTCTTTCGTACATCCTTGACCCTATTAAGTACGAAAACTGTTCTAAATGCCGCGTAGAATTTGGTGTTGTCGGTGGTACAAATGTTAGCCACAATAGAGGCAACTTAGTAGAAATCGAGAATGAACTACTTAATATCACCAGAAAGCTTAGTAAATGCCCTAGCAAGAAATATGCTCCTAAGTGCTCTAAGGGTACTAAGGATGACAATGGCTTACCTTGTGGTCCCTACCAACTTGCTGATAAGCATCTCAAGCCCTGTACGCTAGTTAAATATAGACCGCGTGCCGATAGTGTTGGGTATGACCTTAAATATCACCTATGTGCCCCTAGAAAGTAGATACGTGCTAAAAATGCTAAAAATCCTAAAATAAAATAATTTAGATATGTTCTAATAATTAAATATCATTAGAATATATATGGCTAGTCCTATTAATACATTCACAGCTATTTTATTTATAGTATCAGCTGCTATATTTACCCTTAGTCTTATGTATGTACATAACCTAAAAAATAAAATGAACTATACTAAATTTAGATATACAGAGGATGACTATAAAACTGGTATGCGTAATATAGGAGAAGGCGATAGAATACAATTTATTAGTAGATGTAATAAGGTAAATCAACAACTAGAAGGCCTTCTATCTAATCAATTGATTTCTGTAGATAATAATCATAAACAGCTACTAATGGAAAAAAAACAATACATCAAGAGTATTAAAGATATAGTTAATGACTTATCCTTTAATAATCGTCAACATTTTGAACAACTTCACCTTATATTAAAAGAAATACATAGAGATGTAGAAGGTCAAAATAAAAGAATAGTATCCCTAGAACAAAAAGTACCTAAGGATGATGCTATGAAAAATGAACTGGCCAATATGCTAATTCAGAGAATGGTAAATGATAGTTCTAAAAAGGCTCTTAAGAGTTCCAAATTACAAAATTTACTTGAAAGTGAAGGTAGGGGTGTTGAAGATAAGGAAGAAGAACTAAAAATGTTAGAAAAATACATCATCAAAACTATTAGAAAACAACTAAAACAAGAAATGGGTAATACTGTATCACAGCAACAGCAAGCTATCGATAAGACTGTATCGCAGCAACAGCAACCTATTCATGCTAACATAAATAATGAACTAGAACGTAAATTAGAACTAATGGATTTAGTTAATCACAAACTACGTACAATGGAAAATCTCTATAGAAATCTACACAGTCCTAATAAAAAACAAATTATTACTGTTATTAAGGAACCAGTACAAAAATCTATCAAACCCTATGTATCCGGAGAAGCAGAAGTTGAAACCAAGAAAGTTAGAAAACTACCCAAGTGTTCCTCTAAACTTCTAAAATCTAAAAAACACTCACTAAAGTTAAATAAGAAACCCGATGAAGCCAACACATACTATGTAACAGATGATGAAGAGTAAAAATAATAACCTATGCCTATGCCTATGCCTATGCCTTCATTACCGCCTTTAGTGCCCCATGTGATACATAATCAACTATTTTAACATCTTCTATAGACCAGTCTTCTAACCTATCTCGACTGTTTACTATTTGTAACTTACAAAATTTCATAGGTGTTCTAGTGAGTTGTTCTAGAACACAGTCGCGGTGTTCTTCATAAATATGTGCGTCACCTATACATATTCTAACCTTCCCTGGTACATATCCAGTCATACTACAAAATATACTAATTAATAGAGCTGTAGAAGCTATATTAAAGGGTAATCCTAAAAACAAATCTGCCGAGCGTTGATACATCTGGCAACTTAATTTACCGTCTTCTACATAAAACTGGTATAGTACATGGCATGGTGGTAGGCACATTTGGTCTAGTTGATTTGGATTCCAGCCACTAAATATGATACGACGACTAGTCGGATTATCTTTTAGCTGTTTTAGACAGTTGTAGAGTTGGTCGCGAGGGGTTTCGAATTGTATAGGTACCCCGGGTGTGTATTCACCATTAAAATTGCGCCACTGGAAGCCATAAATAGGTCCAGCCATTCCTTCCGGATAATCTAGTCCCAAGTTGTCTAAAAATTCTTTTGTGGTATTACCATCCCAAATATGTACACCTTTCTTTTTTAGGTGGTTAGCATTAGTATCAGCTTTAAAAAACCAGAACAACTCTTCAATAATGCCTTTCGAAAACATCTTTTTGGTAGTTAGTAGTGGAAATCCATACTGTTCTATATCAAACTCTACACTTTTTCCAAAAGTACTATAAGTAACACCATTGCGCGTATCTCTCCTAGAACCACAGAATAGTACCTCTCTTAGTAATTCTAAATAAGAATACTCGGGACTGTAGTTTCTATTCCATACCTCAAAGACCCTTATACCCTTCTTATCCCTAGATGTACTAGTAGAAATTGTGTAATTTTCTACTAGTTCCTTGTAGGGAAATATAGTATCACAGTTATAATCCTTGTCTATATGAGTTATATGAAAGCTATTAATCCAACGATGTTCTATAAAAATTCTATAGATTTGGGAACCACCAAATACAAACACCCTATCTATATCACCTACGGTATAATAACGATTAAGGATGGCTATATATAACTCTTTTGGACTGGTAAAATACTGTATATTATTAGCACCAGAATTAGAATCAGAATCTCTAGATGTTCTACTCAAACACCACAGTTCTCTATTAGAATTATTAGAAAATTCCATAGGAAGTGTAGTAGCAGTTTTAGAACCAACAATAATGATATTCTTTTTTCCTATAGGGGCCATAGTCGTAGTAATACGCACATGTTCTAAATCTCCCAAACTATCACTTAGCCATGGTAAGATACCATCTTTAGATATACCATAGTTTTTATCATAGCATACAATAGCCTCTATTTTCATCTTTGTATGATTTACAATATTTAAGTGTGTTTAAGCACTTTTCATTACTGTTCATTACTTTTATAAATTGATTTAAAGGTATAGTAATGTTATAAAGACACTCATAATATTATACAAATAAATGGAGTCATTTGAAGATCTGGAGGATTTGTGTACGATGGTCGGAGACCCAAAAAGCCAACAAATTAGAGGCTATCCGACGAAGGCCGACATGAAAGTAGCTACGAGGACACTTATTTGTAAGATAGGTACCCATATAAATATTGAGAGAGTTATAGAAAAGGTTAAGTTAGAACAGGGTAAGATAGAAAAGGTAAAGTTTGGTAATAAGAAGGATGTAGAGGAAAAGAAAGTAGGTACAGACAGTACCAAAGCATTTAGGAAAAACAAAAAGACTAAGAAACACTTTTATAATCAAGTTACACTAGTCATCAAACCTTTCCCAGAACGTGAAAATGGTGTAAATACCAAGATATCTGAAAATGGTAGTATCCAAATGACTGGACCTAAAACAATTGAGGAAGGCCACCAAACCATTCGTAAGATGTTAGAGTGCCTATACAGTTACGATAGTCAAATCTTTTATAAAAAGATCAGACCAATGAAATCAGACAGTTCTAGTGTAGATACTGATGAAACTAAGGATACTAAACTAACAGATGATACTAGTGGAGAATATACATTAGAATATTTTAGCCAAGAGGAATTAGATAGTATTCCTATAATATCTACTAATTGCGAACTAATTATTGTTAGTTTCCAATTGCCCTTTCTAATTCACCTAAACAAGTTTAACACAATTCTAAAGGAAAAATACAACCTATTGAGTATTTTTGGAACTAGTAGCTATCCTGGAATTAATACAAAAATTACATATAACCTAGATTGTACTGCTACGGAACACACTAAAAAGAAGAAGCGGTACTTGTGTGATTGCCGAGACATGAGTATTTTTACATTTCGTACAGGTAAGGTAATTATTACTGGGTTTGAGAAGATTGAAAAGATTGAAACAATCTTCGAACAGTATCTAGAAATTGTCAAGGCAGAAGAGTATAATATTAAGATTGACCCCAACAAGTGTGATGTATCGGCACTAGATAAGAAATGTCGAGTAATGGAATTTAATGGTAAGGTATTTGAAGTTGTAGATAGGTTTTAGAAAAATATTATAGTTAATAATATTATAATAGTTGTTAATAGTAGTGATGGCACTAGTAGTCATAGTATTTATATTTTTGCTTTGTGTATATTTATTAATGTATCTAAGTACGGTAAGGGAAGGCTATGTAGATAGAAATAGTGATGTCTACACTGGTGAAAAGAGTTTCAAATTAGGTAATAAAAGCGTACCTTTTACTGACCCAGATTTAATAAAAATGGTATTAAATCAGAATGATTATAGCTCTGAAAAGAAAATGGTTAGTTACTCAGATATGACTAAGGCCAAAAATTCTCCTAGATTTTTCCTAGATGAACACCGACAAGAGTTTATAGAAGATATACCATTTTCACCACATATTATTCTAAATAGTTATGGTGATTTAGACATATCTAGTAAAATAAAATTACCACAACCCGATGATGAAGAACTAGATAACATAGATGAATTAGATAAATATGACGAAAGGACATTTGAAAATGAAGACGATTATTGTATTAAAAACAAGCACCTATTAGAATGTATATTATCCGAAAGAAACTACAAATGTTTCGGTAAGATAGAGTTTACTAAAAAGGAATGTGAGGCCGAAACGGACCTAATAGGTAATAGAGTAACGCCTGGTGTTTGGGATAGGCGCTGTGTTGCCGATGAGGACTGTCCATTCTACAAAGCAAATAAAAACTATCCAAATACTTTTGGTAAATGTAGTGGTAATGGTTATTGTGAAATGCCAAGAGGTTTAATACCAGTAGGTTATAGAAATTATGAAAAAAATAGCCTACCCAATTGTTATAACTGTCTAGATAAAAAGAGCGGAAAGAGAATAGTAGATAAGTGTTGTAGTAAGCAAAAGAACCCTGATTATATGTTTGAAAATGACATTGGTATAAGATATAAGAATAGAAATAAATTAGAGGAGAAGGGTTTGGCTACAATAACAAATGACAATTACGATAAAGAATTTAGAGCTTTAGAGAAAAAAATAAATTATAAATAAAGATTGTTGGAATTGTTGTAATTATTTATTTTCTAAGTTATATTTAGATATAGATATAAATGGCCGGCTCTTGGGAAAGAACTAAATTCGATGACAATGAATACAAAAATTACATCAAGGAAACAACTGGACCGCTTCTCTACCGCTTAGACCCTAACCGCTTTTACAACTGCCAAGAATGTAGACCGGAACAACCCGGATACATTGGCACTGGTGTCAGTATTAGCAAGAAGGATACTTTAGTAAATGTAGAAAGTGAATTAAGGGGTATTACTAGACCTCTTACTAGAGATCCTAAAGGCAAATACCTACCGTGTAAGAAGCCTGGTGGCTCGCTTAAGCACATGCCTTCGTGTAACGTCATGACTGATGAAACGCGCATGTCTAACCCCGCATGTAACCTTCGTGGTACTGGTGTTAGCCAACACATCTTCTATGAAGTATGCCAAAATCCTCAAGAAATAAGTACATTAGAACACCCTGGTAAAATCCTTATTGATGACAGACAGGCCGCCAAGGACTGCCATAGACCCGAACCCCATGCTCCTATTGATATTAACCCCAGTCTCCCCAAGGATACTCAACGTGTTAAGATGCCCAAGTGCTGCCCTACCAGCGCTGGTTGGGAGCTCGAATGTGTCTTCACGGATCCCCTATTCAACAACTATCAAAACATTAGACAACATAAGAACTTACATGTTCAACCCGCTCTCGAATACAACTACGAACGTATCATGGCTTACCATAACAAAATCTAAGAGATTTTATTAGTTTAACAAAATCTAAGAGATTTTATTAGTTTAACAAAATCTAAGAGATTTTATTAGTTTAACAAAATCTAAGAGATTTTATTAGTTTAACAAAAGCTAAATTTATAAATATTTACATATTTATAAACTTATTTATTTAAATATCATTTCGCTACTATCAGAATCAGCAGCTTCATTTAATAGTGTTAATCTCTTTTTCTTGAGTACACCATTATTGTAGTTTTTCTTTAGGGGCATTCCTACGTTGTATCTAATACTAATCTTTTTTATTTGAGGAGATTTGTTGTGGGTCTGTGTTGGATTAATATTTTCAACATGTCTCTCTTTAATAGTAGGTGTAATAGAGCTTAATAAGAATTTATTAGGTGCCATAGTATCATTTAAGACTGTGCCTTCTTCTTTTAGACGCTCGAAATCAATGCTATTTACATTTGTTTCAAGTATCTGTTTAACTTTGGCTACATCGCCTACAATAGTAGATGATTTTGATGAATAATTATCTGACTTTTGCTGACCTACTGTGCTGATTGATTTCAAATCATTTGCTTCTCCTTTTAAGAAGGATAGTTCATCTAAATCTATAGAAGAATCTACATTCTTTGTGTGAACATTAAATTCTTCTTTGATGTTTGATACCATTTTTTGAACCGATATTGTATCTAGGGACCTCTCTGTTTTAGAATATACTGGGGGTACTATAGAATCAATACTTTTCTCTAATTCAGCCTCTAAATCCTCTAAGTTTAATTCGCGGCCACCAGTAATTCTTTCTTTTTCGCCGCTACCAGAACTACTATCTGTTTCACCAGTAACATTATTAACAATTTGATTATTTTCCTCTTTAATATTTGTTAATAAACTATCCAATTTGCTACTAGTGTTGACACCAGGCATTGCTATAATAGGTACAGGATTAGGTACAGGAGATTCTATAGTTTTCAATTGTGGTATAGTAGATACTGTAGAAGGACCACCTATCATAATGGTGTTATTCCCGCCTTCTAGGGTTAAATATTCGTTTAATATACTTCTAAAGGGTAATAGTTTTCTTATAGTAGTGACAACAGACTCCTTTATAATAGATTGAGCCAGGGTTTGGTTTTTTAGTATTTCATCAGGGCGAATCATCGTTGTGTCATCTAAAAATAACATAGGATTCTTGTAAAATTCTCTAGCAGCCTGTACGTAACACTGGTGTATAAAACTAGCAGTGTCGGGAATTTTTAAATCAATCTTTTTATTTCTTGGTCTATAGTTTCCTACCTTGACCGATGTTAGTATTTTAGAATGACTTACAAACACAGCGGTTATTAAATTATCTAACCAGTCACACCCAGTCTCTTTAGTTATATCACTAACCTCCTTATCTAACATGTAGTTATTCCAGTTTGGGACGTTACTCATTAGTATTTGAAAATTCTTAAAAACACTATTGCCATTCATAATTCTCTTGGATTGTTCAAATATATCCCTAAATCCATTGTACATAGAAGGGGTTAATGTTGATATAAGGTAGCCTGTATATTCTTGTTTAGCTTCGACAAGATAGTAATCTTCCATCTAATAATAATCAACAAATATTATTATTCTAAAGAACGATTAATTAACTTCACTATATATTTAATTCTAATATTAAATAAATATGGTTAATAATAAACTGATCAGAAATACAATTGTACTTATTGTTATTCTTTTAGTACTCGTATTTATACTATATAAACTAACTAAAAAAGAGGGTTATGCCTATTATCGTAACTACTTCCCCCCAACACCCTGTGATGACAAACCTGGAAAATGTACCAAATCTACTGTATCTAGTGGCAAACTACCAGATAAGGCCGATGTACTTTTCCAATTTCCTCCTAATACACCTAGAGAAATTATGGTTAGACATGTAGCCAACATGTTTATTTCTAAGGCTAGTTTAGCTTTCACAAATGTTATTGATGTAATGGTTGAAAGAAATGGTAAAGGTAGTTCACAATACTTCAATCCCCACTCTGAACAGACTATGCATAATATGAATATTACTGATGAAAATTTTGAAAAGGTATATATTGTCCTTAGTGTCGTAAAGACTAGACCCAGTAGTATAACAACACCACAAGTCAATCATGGTATTAAAATACCCCTAGAGTTTACAAGTAATGGTGTTGTAGCTAAGATAGATAAGGCACAAAGCCCTAAACCCATCGATTTCTTCTTACACTACTTTTTCGACCCCTTCTATTGCGAAGGCCGTTATGAACAAAAGTTAAATGTAACTGGTATAGATGCCTCTAATTATAACTTTGTAGTATCACCTAAGGATATTCTGGATTGCCGTTGGGAAAACAGTGACACTAAACTAGAATCTTGTAAAAAATATCCTCAAATAGTTAAGGTTGCTAGACAAATAGCTGTAGAGCCCGATAGTGATGCTAGAGTAAGAAATTATGTAACACCAGGTCAAGATATTAACAAATGTAAAGTTAAGGAAGACTATATTAAGGATTGGGATGCTAGAGGTGTTACAATGGAAACACAGCACCACAATATTAAACTAGATCAATACATAAACCACCCAGCCCTATATCAAAACAAACTTGAAGGTCTATACGATGACGTATTTGGTATGTCTAGAATTATACCTAGCTTTCCTACTGGTAGAGCTTCTAGTGGTAGATAAACTGTACATACTACTAAAATCAGAATTAAAATATTATTTACAAATATTTATTATTACAAATTATATAATGTAATAATAGATAAGATGAGTTGTCCTGATGGAAATGTATGCTTTAAACAAGACAGATTTACTATTACTATTCTTTTTATCATAGGTGTTCTTATGTATATTTATATCAACAATAGTGCCAATATTAGTCGCTATTTAACTCTTAAGCGCTTCCAAAAAAAATACAACAAACACATAGCGACACTTGAAGCCAATATTGGCGAACTTAAGACTAAGTTACAAACTTTAGATGGTGGAGATGCCAAGGCCTATAAAGAAGCTAAAAAGGAAATCATAGAGGACATTAGTAGAAAAGAAGAGGAACGTGAAGTATACTTTAGACGTTTAGGTGACCCTATGGAAGAGCCCAGAAGAAGCTACCCTTTTACCACAGACATTTATAATAATGTACAAAAATATCAAGCTAAAGTAGGTGTCAATATTCCTACTAGAGGTGTTGCTAGTGACTACCAACCAGTTGGTATTTTAACTAATACAGATACTAAAAAGAATCCTAACATTTTACAATTATTTGGTAGAGCTATGTACCCCGGTAGCTACAGATGGCAATATTACACTAATAGTGATAATTTTCAAACAGTCAAGGTACAAGTTATTAACAAGGGTCGTGAATGTATGAGTGATATCGGTTGCGATGAATTATACACTGGCGATTTAGTTAAAATCCCCTCGTACAATAGTCAGTTCCGTGTAGAAATGTATAGATTAGACAGTCCTGCCTACATTCCGCGTTTAGGAGTTTATTAGTTTCTCTAGTTTCTCTTAGAACGTTCCTCACGACTATCTCTTAGATCCTTGGTTTCTCTTTCTTTAGCCTCTTTATTATCTCTAACTTCTCTTTCTCTAGAGTCTTTAGGTTCAATTGGTATAGGTGAAGATGGGTGACTAAGGATTTCTACTGTTTGAATTTCTCTTAGTTTCCTCTCTATAATACCTAGATGACCATCTATTTTATTCATAACTACTTCTAATTGACTAATAATTTGTATATCTAGTTCATATGTCTTTTGTAAATTAATAATTCCTACCTTGGAATTACTCATTTCAACTTTTATTAATGATAATGTACTAAGCAGTTTAGTAAATTCGGTTTCTTCATAGTTAGTTCGCCGACCCTTATTGTTAATGTATGTAGAATTCATGATATCATTTGTCATATTTATAGAGTCGGATATGACGGTTTTGATGAAATTCACAGTTTTTTCTCTAGAATCACCATTGTACCACCTTAATAGCCAAGTAGCAATACCTTCCTTCTCTATTGTAGTTGTATTGTTCAATAGTTTTAGCTTATTATTTGGCGCAATCTTAGATATAATCTTTAGATTGACCAGGATGTTATCGGTAATTTCATTCATTATTATGTATATTGGGGTAAATTATTTTAAATACCTTTATGGTATCCTCTACGGTATACATTATCTTTATAGTAGTATGTAATAATACTATAAATATACTAAATTTAGGTTAAAATAAAATCTAAAAAGCAACATCAATCGGGTATTTGTAGCTACCGTTCTTGTTGTCGCACGACTCGCACTTGTTCTTCTTAACAGCTTCATAGCGGAAGTTTTGGATAACCTTATCGGCATTGTTGGTAAGAAACATTCTGTAGTCAAAGTTGTTATTAATGTGGTTTTGACTGCGAATAGTACTATCTACAATACATCTGGGTCTGTAGTCCGTAAAGTGGCGACCATCATCCATTCTAGGTGGGCATAAGTTATATTTAGGATTATTATTCATTTAAATTTAAATAAGAAATTAATTTAGCTGATGTGGTATATATTTCTTTTCTAAATAAATATAAAATTCAAATGTCTTCTAATAAAGATTTATATCTAAATGGTTACTTATGTACTGGGAGTGGTCGCGGTGACAAGGAATATACCAAGGGTGATTTACTAAAAATAGCCAGACGTCAAACACCTGCTATTGATGTACCCAAAGAAGCATCCAAAACCGAAATATGTAAAATATTAATTGATAGAAAGGCCTCTACGAAAGGTTATACTACACGTGTAAAGACATTTGAATCTATAGAAAAATTAATGGAATACCTAGATGTTCACGATGCCAGAGAACTAATTAAACTAAATGATAAAGAACTAAAAGAACTAATAAGTAAAATAAAACTATATGATGAAACTATTACTATGGAGGAATACCTAAAAGGTACTAGGGGATCTAATAGAGTAAAGAAGTTTCTAATTGCTATAGCCGAGAAATATTGTAGATGTTTAAAGGGTGTTGAGGCCAGTGGCACTAGCATAAGCCCCAATGCTATTTGTAATAAATCGGTATTTAATAGTAAGGGATTAAAGGCACCTGGTGCTAGTTATCAATGTAGGCCTACACCACTTCTATTAGCACCTATTGGTTCTAAATATGTCCTAGAAAAAAAGAAATAAAATCTAATATATAAATAAATGACGCGGCTATATCTCAATGGTAAATTATGTAATGGTAGTGGTAGAGGTAGTGATGAATATACCCTAAATGAACTAAAGCAAATTGCTAAAGATAACAATTTATTTATTTTTAGTGTTAGTACAAAAGAAGATATTTGTAAAGAAATTATTAAACATCATAAAAAGAGTAAAAAACCCATAGTAATTTCACCTAAAATATCCAACGCACCAAAAGCTATATCCGTAGAACCTGTCGTAGTTTCTAGTGCCGCTAAGGTCGCCAGTGCCTCTAAGGTCGCCAGTGCCGCTAAGGTTGCCAGTGCCGCTAAGGTTGCCAGTGCCTCTAAGGTCGCAAGTGCCTCTAAGGTCGCCAGTGCCTCTAAGGTCGCCAGTGCCGCTAAGGTTGCCAGTGCCGCTAAGGTTGCCAGTGCCGCTAGAGCTTCTGGTTCTAAGAAGGCTACTAAGGTAAAAACATATAGTACAACATTAGCTACTTTAGAAAAAGAAGCAGAGAAGGCTAGAATAAATGCTGCAGATGCTGACGGTAAATATGTGGCTACACTTGAAAATATAGAAAATTACCTAATTAAGAAAGATCAAGTTTTACAGGAAGCTATTATGGATAAAAAAACAAAAAAACAAGTACTTGCTATGTCTGACAAGTTTGATAAAAAAATAGAGACACTTGAAAAAAAGTCTGTAAAGGCTAGAGAAAAATATTACGATTTGGCAAAAATCGCTATGGATAAACTAATGGCCTTAGAAGAATTTACTGCCCGTGCCGTAACTAAATCACCTAATGTAGTTAAAGAGGCAGAAGTTAAAGTAAGAGCTGCTAGTAAACCTAAAGAGCCTACGAGTGAATGTGTCAAAATAAATAATAAGAAATATAGCGAACGCCCTTCCCCGGCATATCCGGCCAATGAATGTCGTGATAAAGTACTATTAGGTAACGACGGTAATAAATATATTAGTGTTCCTAACAAAGCAGGTATTTATAGATGGGTATTACTAAGCTAAAATATTACTTTTTTACCGTGGAGTGCCAAAGGCATCTAACGCGGGTTCTATAGTGTCCTAAAGTTTGAAGCCACACCCCTTAAGGGGGTGGCTTAACTTTGGCACTATACGGTGCAGCGCGAGGGTTAATAGGTAAGTTGTCAAAAAAACCATTCTTATTTAGTGTCAATATACCCTCACGTTTATTTTTAATTTTATCTATATCCTTTTTCCTCCAAGAGATATAGATTGAATATGTTTGGGGTATATGTACTACATAGAAACCATCTTCCCCAAGTGATTCTAATAGATATTCAAGGATATCATCTCTTGTGTATGGGGGAAGTCCAATTACAAAAGGGGGTATTTCAAACAGTAAAGCCTCTTGTCCAAAACTATCATGACTTTCAATGCGTGTGTGGCATCTTTCTAAAAACATATTTTTAACATTTAGTTTTTGTTTAACACGCTTTTCATTTTTATGTATTAAATCATTTACTGATACTTTTTTAGGTACGTAACTCATTACTTTAACTAACAAAAATATTCCTATAATAGTCCTAACATATAATAAAACCCGTTCTTAAATTTTCCTCTATAATATTAATAGAAGTCATGTTTATGAATTTGTTGATCTTAGTTCTTTTCTCTAGTACTATTTATTTATATGTGAATAAGTATTGTGTTAACACATCTGCCACCCAATGTACATCGGATTTAACGTCTAGTTTTATAAATGTCGTAAAATATTTAGGTACAATTCTTATCAAATTTATTTATGCCGCCATCGACATAGTTAAAAATAATCCCTATCCAAAACCGCAAATTCCTACAAAAAAAGATTAATTAATTTTTAGGAAAAGCAGATAAAAATTTTATGTAATAATAATATAGAAACAATGTCTGGAACAAATATATTCAATATTCTATTGATTGCTGTCGTTTGTGTAGCAGTTTATTTTGCTTGGACTCGTAGAGCCATCCTCGGATTCCGTGAAAAATACGAAGATACTAAGACTGAATCGACTGTTACTACTGATTCCGCAAGTACTGAACAAAAACAGGCTCCTAAGGAGTACCGTGACTCGCAAGGTGCCCCCGTAAACGAATCGACCATTCTTAACCCTAACGCTAAGGTCGCCCAAACCGAAACTGGCTCATACCCCGGCCCGTTTGAAGGTTGCTTCCCTAAGCAAAAGGAACTCAAGCCCGAAGACCTTCTTCCCAAGGACATGAACACCAAGTGGGCTCAAGTAAACCCCACGGGCCAAGGTCAACTCATGGACAGAAACTTTTTAGATGCCGGTCACCATGTTGGTATCAACACGGTTGGTCAAACCCTCCGCAATGCTAACTACAACGTCCGCTCGGAAATCCCTAACCCGCAAATCAAGGTATCTCCCTGGTTACAAAGTACCATCGACCCCGATATTGGCAGAAAGCCGCTCGAAATTGGCGCTGGCTGGTAATGTTACTGTATAGAACCCGCGTTAGATACCTTTGGCACTATACGGTACAAAACATTTACAAATTAGTAAGAGCTATTACTCATCACAAAAAATACAATTAATAATATTAAGACATATAGCAATATTATTAATTTTCTAACATAAATATATAGATAATATGCCTAAAATTACGAAAAAAGTTGGTGGTGTCATGGATTACCCATTTCAAACCGAGGTTCACGATTATCCTATTCCAGGTAAGGTAAGTGTTCCTATCAGTGCCGATGTTAACACTAATATTGTTTCTAACAAGGACCTTTACGGATGTGGCCTTAAAGAAGGTATGTGGACCACTAACGGTGGTATAGTCCGCGGTGGTGCTAACAAGAAAAGACAAGAACAAGAAAAGCAAAAGCAACAAGAAAAGCAACAAGAAAAGCAAAAGAAACAAAAGGGTGGGGATTGTGGCTGCGCTGGTACCACCATGCAACTCGGCGGCTCTAAGCAAAAAGGACAAGAAAAGAAAAAGCAACAAAAGAAGCAAAAGGGTGCTGGCTACGGCTACTCTTTTGACATGGCTCACCCTATTACCAATATGCCTGATGTAGTTCGCTACCCCACCGATACGGCCTACCAAAATGTCGATACACTTAAGGGTGGTATTGTTATGTCGGGTGGTCGCAAGGTTCAAAATGAATACCTCGCTAGAGTATCTGGAGACAAGAAGCAACAAAAACAACAAAAGGGTGGTTCGCCAGCTAGTGATAGTCTTATGGCTTACTTTTTAGATTTCCAAAGCAAATGCCGTGGCAGCCAAATCTACTAAACACTTTTAACAAAAGTGTAAGTCAAAACTTAGATAAATTTATAGATAATTGTATACCTATAAATCTATAGTGACTAATAGTGACTAATAGTTCCTAGTTATTTAGTGAAATCTAATATAATCTATTAGAATATGTATAAAATATATTAGGTTCTTTAGAGAAAATAGTCAATCAATTGGGTATTATCCTTCCCAAATTCCTAATAGATCTAATAGTATTTATACATATTCTAATAGATTATATTAGACATCACTTAAAGTCCTAGTAATTATAGATTTATCTAATACATTTATCTAAGTTTTGACTTACACTTTTGTTAAAAGTGTGTGGTAGATTTTAATATTTTTTTGCTTGTTTTAAAATAGATACTATACTAATGTCCAAAAAAGAACAAGCGCAGGATTTTAATTTAGACCTTAAAAAGTTTGATATGACTATGATAAAAGACCATGAAACTGTTGTTCTTATAGGTGCTAGAAATACCGGTAAGTCATACCTAGTAAAAGATATGTTATATCATCATAGACACATTCCAGTAGCTACTTGTATATCCCCTACAGAAGAAGCCAATAAATGTTTTAGTGAGAATATCCCACCTATTTTTATACATCCTGAATACACACCAGAACTTATAGAGAATGTACTAACTAGACAAAAAGATCTAGTCTCTAAAATACAAAATGGTGGTAACGAAATGACTAGTATTGACCCCAATGCCATTTTACTTATGGACGATTGTCTCTACGATAGAACTTGGGTTAAGGATAAATCTATTCGTGAAATATTTATGAATGGTCGTCACTGGAAGTTATTGTTTATACTCACTATGCAGTATCCCCTAGGTATTACTCCCAACCTACGTTCTAATGTAGATTGGGTATTTATCCTAAGAAACAACATTATGAGAGATAGAAAGACATTCTACGAACACTATGCTGGTATGTTTCCCAGTTTTGAAATATTCTGCGAAACTCTTAATCAATGTACAGAAAACTACGAATGTTTAGTAATACACAAGAGTAGTCGTAGTAATAGATTAGATGAACAGGTATATTGGTACAAAGCAGATTCCCATGATAATTTTAGATTAGGATATGATGTATTCTGGCAACACAATAATAAATACTATGACGCTACCCAAGACAGCAAGCTTACTAAAGGTAGTAATCAAGAAAGTAAGATAAAAAAGAAATACAATGTAAATATTAATAAGAAAAAATAAAAATATTTAGTTATATTAGAAACAATGCTTGACACTGTAGTTAATTTTTTTAAACGTTTCAATCGTGAACAAAAACTAGTTCTCGCCTTTTGCGTCCTAGTTATAGTTTGTACCATGTACAGAGATTGTATACTCTGTAAATATGTTCCTAAGCTAGATGGCTTTAAAATGTCTAATATAGAAAAGTTTGAAGACAGTGAAGACGGAGAAAAGAAGGAGGGTTTTGAAGCCGATGAAGAAAAGAAGGAAGACTTTGAAAACCCCGACCGTGACTCTATGGTTCTTTTCTACGCTCCGTGGTGCCCCCACTGTAAAACAGTCATGGGTGACTGGGCTAAACTCAAAAAATCGGCACCCAATGGTGTAAAGATTGCCAAGGTGAATTGCGATGAAAAGCCGGAAATGGCCGAAAAGCACGGTGTTAAGGGCTTCCCTACTATCATCCTATTCAAGGGCGGTAAAAAGGTCTACTTCGAAGGTCCTAGAAACCTCGAAAACTTTCTTGAATTCATCAAGACAAGTTAAATATCTATAGTATCTATAGTATCTATAGTATCTATAGTATCTATAGTATCTATAGTATCTATAGTATCTATAGTATCTATAGTAGTACACCCCAAAGTAAAAATATAATTACATGATTATATTTTTAATTTATTACAGTACAACTCTTTACAAGTACATCATCGAGTGTTTTTCATCACCCTTTTTAGCCAAGGATGTCTTACCAATCAACTTTTCTACTACTGTACTAGTGATAGTCATAGGCAGTTTATAGTTGTTCAAGAAATAGGGTATGAGTTGTGAGTTGGGTGAGTTGACAATACTAGGATTTTGAGAAGTTAATCGCAGTGTGTTTAGTTTCATGACGACACTTTCTAAACACCGCTTAAGGTTACGAACACCACTTTCACTATCTGTGTAGCGGTCGATGATTTCACGAATAGTCTCTTCAGGAAAGATAATCTCCTCCTTCTTGAATTTGACATTGGCTAGAATCTTTGGAATCAGATAGTCCCTAGCAATAACCTGTTTAGATTCGCGAGTACAACTATCCGTATGAATAATATGGATACGATCTTTTAGGATAGGATTAAGTTTCTCCTCTACGTTGAAACTAAAGATAAAGAGTGCCTTTGAGAAATCAAGTGGAATTCCGGCAAAATACTTATCCTGAATACAATTGTTTTGACTATAGTCGATAAGATGTGTCAATACACCAATGATTTCCTCACCGTGTTTAGTCTCAGACACCTTATCTAATTCGTCCATGAAGATGACTGGATTCATACATTTTGTCTCCATAAGAATACCTGCTAGTCGACCCCACATAGAACCCTCATATGTGTAACTATGACCTTCTAGATAAGAGGCATCTGTAGCACCACCTAGGGCGAACATACTAAATGGTCGCCCAAGTGCTTTAGCTACACCATCCTTAATTAGAGTTGTCTTACCTGTACCAGGAGGTCCTTGTAGTCCAATGACAGTAGGTGTAGCAGTGGGATTAGTAATCCAGCTAGCTACAATCTCCAAGAGGGTTGATTTAGCCTCTACGTGACCATGTACACTTGCGTCTAGCTTATCCTTTACACTTACAAGATAGTCTGTAATTTCTTCGGGTTTAGATGCCTCTAGCGAAATCTTATTATCTACATAGTTACTGAATGGAATATTTAGGAGTCCATCAATCCATCCAGACATTTTATGGTACTCTGTAGAGGTATCATCCATCTTCTGGATAGACTCGAGACGCTTAATAGCGGATGCTTTAATTTCAAGTGGTAGGTGAGAGCGCAAGATTTGATAGCGTAGTGGGACACGCTTATGGTTAATTTTCGAGATTTGGTTTTCGAGTTGGAGTAGCGATTGTTTCTCTTCGGGAGTTAGTGTATCTAGATAATCCTCTTCTTGTTCATCCTCTTCTACCTGTTCCTCTCCCAAAAAGAGGTTAATTACCTTTCCACCAGTCTCTTCACTATCAGCATCGCGTTTTACCTTCAAATCCTTCTTTGTAGGTTGTAGAGCATTCTTAATAAGATTTTTGATGTGACTCCTAGCTTCAGCAAGTTTTTCTTCGTCCTCTTCAATGTCTTCCTCGGCACTATCAGATTCATAGGAAAACATTTCTTCACTACAAACACTATCACTATCAATAGAAGAAAGATCATCTGTGTTTTCACTATCACTATCAGTTTCACTATCACTAGAAACAGAACTTGTTGTATCATATTTAAGATATTTGTCGTGGAATGGATCAGGAGATCCACTAATGTTACTATTACCACTAAGTTTGGTTTGGTAACGAGTTGAATAACGGTGCGTCATGATAACTTTATCTAGTTGTGAGATTTTAAAATTAATTATTTCAATTTTACTGAATTCTGGTTAACTAGACATGGAAATCATATATAATAGGATAGATACTATTACTGTAAATATACCAAAATATACCATTCTATCACCTTCTATGAAGACTCTAACAACCTTTCTAACAGTGTATTCATCTAAATCTATAAGGTCCTCTACTATACTAGAAATAGTATATACAATTTTTTGAAAAACAGACTTTACTGTTAGGTCTAATACGGTACGTTTTTGTTCATCCGGGTGAGAATCTTTGTATTGGCGACTGAGAACGTCTAGTCGATTTTCTTTTTTATAGACTTCTTTTTTTATGTCAGTCTGTGGTAGTTTATCTGTAAGTTCAGGTACATTTAAAAAAGTTATAGGCATAGGAATACTCATAGTTTGTAATAATACTACTTGATTAAGAGAAAATTATAATATTAGAATAAAATTATAATTATTAATTTGTAGATAGTTAAAGAATATTCTCTCAGTAATGAATAGTAGAATAATGGAGTTATATCTATTAGGAAGTTTAATGGGTCTAGGTTATTATTTAAATAGTACTAAAGAACCTGTAGAAAAAAAGCGCAAATATCCTAAAAAGATGTATAGAGGCAATGCCTATGATTTTGAACAATACGACAGGGTTGAAGATGAAATCTACGACAGAGGCAAGGTTAAATTTGATGAAGCTCAAAATATTTATAATAACAACACTGTTGGTAAATATACACCAGATGTCCTATTCGATAAGAAAAAACAAATATCCCACACAAAAGATGAAGTCAACCGGGAAAAAAAGGGGGCAAAAGAGGGATTTGGTGACTATGGAAATAGCATTAGAAGCGACTTTTGTTACGTAGATGACGATGGCAATGGTTTTCCATGTAACGACACTAATAAAAAATTAAGTTACTCTGATGTACAAAACCTATGTAAATCTAAAAAAGAGGTTAGAGAAGGTTTCTCTGATCCTAGTCCATTAACACCAGAAATGTCCTTTAGTACAGCTACACAAAATATTAAGTCCTACAACGATGATGACATGGATAGCTATAATCTTGACCAACAATTCAATGATGTAAGTAAAGGCGGCCAGCAAGGTGTCAAACAAGTCTATGGAGAAAAGCCTTTCCATAACAACATGGTGCCATTCTTTGGTGGTACTATGAAACAAAATGTAGACCCGTCTGTAAATGAAACTAAGCTTAATATGTACACTGGTCAATGGGACTATAGTAGAAAACAAAAGCAGGAAATAGCACCGATGTTCGTCCCCGAGAAGAACATTAAGAACGTCTATGGCGATAAACAATTCTTACAAAAGATGGATGAAAACTTGGACCGCTACATACCATCACTCCTTAGAACAAATGAAGCCCCTACTGAAAAAGTCTATGTTACACCCGGTCTTAACCTCGGTTACAACGAAGTTGCTACATTTGGTTTTCAAGACCCTGTAAGAGCCTTACCTAAAACGACTAATGAATTACGTGCCAAGAATAAACCAAAGCTTACATATGATAGACCAGTTGTTAGTGGTAGAGCTATTACACAAAATGGTACCTCTCGTCCTAACCAAAATAAGAACTTACCAGAATTAGTTGTTTACAACCAGGATGGTCAACGTAATTTTGGGGCAAAATCTATAGTTTTAGGAGAGATGGCTAGACCTGTATACCTATTAGGTAGAGCACTTAGAAGTTTTAGTACACAGTTCTTTGGTGCTGCTACATCTACAGCCGCTAAGAAGAGTAAATCTAATGCTGGTTACACAAATAGTGATAAACGTCAAAACCTTGAATCTAAATATATAGCACCAGCTGTAGTATCTGTTAAGAAGAACCAAGTAGTATTAGTAGATAAGGAAAACAATAAAGCTAAGCTTACGCGCCGCCAAGGCATTGAAAAGAATGAACATAGTGGCTATTTTAACTCAGTATATAAGGCACTAACTAACTATGTAAGCCCGGCTAAGGAAACTATGAGAGAAAATACAGCTACGGACGTTAAGCCAATGAATCTGAAAAGTGTTAGAGTAAAGACTAAGGCCTATTTTATCGATGAAGCTAAGCAAACTATTAAACAGACAACAGAACTTAATACTAAAAATGGTAATTTAAAAACTACTAGAAAACTAGGAAAAGCCTATGATCCGGAGGATAAAGCCAAGGCCACTATTAGAGAAAAAACAGAAAAGAATAGTAAAAATGGTAATTTAAAAACTACTAGATTCGTCGGTAAGTCCTATAACCCTGAAGATAAGGCTAGAAAAACCGTAAGGGAGACTACTGAAAATAATACTAATAACGGTAACATGGGTAGCACTAGAAAGGCTTTAACTGTATATGATCCTGAAGATAAGGCTAGAAAAACCGTAAAGGAGACTACTGAAAATAATACTAATAACGGTAACATGGGTAGCACTAGAAAGGCGTTAACTGTATATGATCCTGAAGATAAACCCGAAGCAACTATGAAGGATGTAGTAAAGGTAAAGAACTATAAGGGTATTTCAACTGTAGCTACAAAGAAGATAAAGGTCTGGGATCCAGAGGATAAGGCTAAGAATACTATTAGACAAAGTGTAAAGGTGGAAGATTACCAAGGTGGTATTAATAGTAATCAATATGGTGGTGCCTATAAAGTAACTATAGTAGACCCGAAGTATACTAGCAGACAGGAAACATTAGTAGAAAACTACACTGGTACGGCTGGTCACACGGTTACCGCTAATCAAGAATATTGTGCTGCCTATGCCGCCGAGACCAATGGTCTCAAGGAGGAGATAGCTAAGGGTAGAGCACCTACACAAAATTCTGTAAAATTAGCGGTAGGTGGCGATATGCAGAATGTCGATATTAAGAGATTAGATAGTGACAGAAAGAACCCTAGAGATTTCGAGCAGGATATGCCTAATTGCGATGTTCCTTATCAGTTACCCCCTACAGCTAATCCAGCTAGTATAACCAAGGAGAAGAATACAGTATTTAATAACTACACAGAGCGTATTCAACCTGATATACTAGATGCCTATAGAAACAATCCTTATACCCAGAGTCTACACAGCTATGTATTTCCTTAAGTTGATAGAAAGTATAAAATAATAATAAAGTATTAGAATTTATAAAATTGAAATAAATTCTGTATTTTTTATATAAGCAACCATGTCATTTACTATTCGCCCTAACGAAACAGAGGACTACCTCGAGTTTGAAGTAAATAAAATTTCTATTTCTATGGCCAATGCCATCCGTCGTCTGGCATTGGCTGAAGTAGAAACCTATGCTATTAGTGAGACCAATGTAAAACTCCTAGAAAATACTACCCCACTCCATAATGAATACATCTCTCATCGCATTTCTCTACTTCCCCTAAATCAATCTATTAGTAATCTAGACAATTATCGTTTCTACATCTCCAAAAAACATACAAAGGATGTAGCAATTGAAAACGACCACAACGGCATTATGGAAATTACTACAGATGATGTACAAGTATATGATACTAAAGGTGATAATTGGGTGGATACCAAGGATATATTCACGGATACTTTACTTATCACTAAGCTAAATGTAAAACAAAAACTGTTGGGTTATTTCTCGGCAAGTAAAGGAAAAGCCCTAGAACATTCTCGGTGGCAAGCCGTAAGTACAATTTGCTACCGCTATAAGGTAAAAAAGGACCTAGAAGGTATCGAGTATGATAAAGTAACACTAGAAGAGGAACGCGACTGGGTTAAAAACAGCAATGGTGACCCATCTGGTTTTATCTTTTATCTAGAAACGTGTGGTGTCATGCCACCCCGTGAGGTAATCAATAAATCCCTAGTTATAATTAAAAACAAACTAGCCACCTTTAAGGAATACATCAAGACAAATGTTGCCAAGCTTGGATGGACTAGTTCTAATATGCTAGATTTCGAGTATGAGGGCGAGATGCATACCCTAGGTAATTTGATTGCTACAATGGGTTTAGAAATGCTAGGTGAGAATGATTACATTGGATATCGCATTATTCATCCTATGATGAATAAGTTTATCCTACGTATGAAACTAGATGATGTAACTAGTAAGGACGAACACGTAAACCGTCTATACAGTATTTGTGATACTATTGAAAAGCAGGTAGACGGGTTAATTGGTTCTTGGAATTCACTATAGTATACCATATACATCTAACCGGGTCCATGTATTGGATTTCTAAGGCAATATACTAAAAAATTTAAACGCATTTTAAAATGGGTTCTATTTAAATTATTTTTCTTTGATACAAAAAAAAATCTTTCATTATAATATAAAAAGGATGAGCCAATTATTCAACAACAAATACTACAACCAATTATTTGGCGGCAAGAAGGAAGAAGAACAACAACAAAAGAAGCGCCAACAAAAGAGCCAACAAAAGAGCCAACAAAAGAGCCAACAAAAGAAGGAACGCCAACAAAAGAGCGAACAAAAGCAGGAACAAGATGATAGTTCGATGTCGACGGAAGATACCCGCCAACGCCTCGAACGCATCTTTGGTGGCGCCAAGGGCAAGAAGGGCTCTGCTAAGCCCAAGGTTGCCGCTGCTCGCAAGTCGGACGCTGAAATCCTCGCTGAAGGCAAGGTCAAGGATGCCGGCAAGAAGGACGGCAAGCAAATGTTCGAATTCAAGAACGGCGCTCTCGCTGTTCGTGATACCAAGGGCCGCTTTGTCATTGTCAAGGGCGTCTCGAAGGACAAGATGAAGTCGCTCCGTGCTCGCCGCACGGGCTCTAAGGCTCAACGCATCTCGGCTGACCAAGCCAAGAAGGCTTTCTCGGCCTACTGGAACCGCAAGATGCGCGATGCCGCCTCGCACGACCGCAAGCACAGCCTCAAGGGCCGCAAGTCGCACAAGGCTGCCGTCAAGCGCTCGAAGTCGTACCACATGAAGTACGCCCACAAGAACCCGGCTCGCCACCTCTCGCCCGAATCGGACAAGGGTTACCTCTACCTCCGCAAGGAACGTGTCATCCGTGATGCCTCGGGTATGCCCTCGCGCAACAAGAAGGGTAGTGTCCGTGTTCGTCGTGCTGGCCCGGCCATCTACGACTTCATTGGTGTCGCCCCCGAAGTCCTCAACATGAGCAAGCGCAAGGGCAGCAAGGCCGCTATCATGCACGCCCGCAAGTCCCTCTCGAAGAAGGGACGCAAGTCGGCTCACATGTCTGCTCGCAAGTCGACTGGCTCCAGAAAGGCCGCCATGAAGGCTGCCCGTAAGGAATTACACCCGTCCCCCGCTAAGCGCGTCGCCAAGCCGGCCCGCTCGGCCTCGAAGAAGGCCCGCAAGACGCGCTCGAACGCTGGCAAGCCTCGTGGCTCGCGCAAGTCGGCCTCGAAGAAGGCTCGCAAGACGCGCTCGAACGCTGGCAAGCCCCGTGGCTCGCGCAAGTCGGCCCCGGCCCCGGCCTCGGCCCCCAAGGCTGCTCAACACATCCGCTTCGGCTCGACGTCGTCCCGCAAGGAGGCCCCGAAGAAGGCCCGCAAGACGCGCTCGAACGCCGGCAAGCCCCGTGGCTCGCGCAAGGGCAAGGCCTCGGCCACAGTTGTTGAAATGTAAATATTCAACAAATAATAAAATACAAAGTAAAACATAATTATAAAATATATATTTAACTAAATTAGTTAATTAAATATATAATTTAGGTATTCTAATACGGTACACAAGCAAATTACAACTCTTTTTCATTATATAATCCATCCTGAGTATCCAATTCGATTTCGGGTACTACAAATTTGTGGTAACGCCATCCCGCCGCCTTGCCCGTACCATGTTGACCAAGCTTCTTCTCGATATATATCTTAATATCTTTTTGTGCTGGCATATTCGACGAAGAACCTGTTTCCTTGTACCAGAATCGAAAATCATTATACACCTCACTAATCTTGATAATATCATTCATATTAGTAGTCTTGATAATACGATCCTTCATGTACTGGAAGAACTGGTCGTTATCCTTACGGTAGATGTCAGTACTATTCAAAATTTCCGTAGGAATTTTAAGACCTTCGCGAACAAACATGGGATAATAGTGGTTGAATAGATAGCTTAGGAATGCTTCGCGGCACTCGTACAACTTTTCGCCTACATGATCATCGCGTTTGAATACATACTGCATTCCTTCGTATTCAGAGTCACTTGGGTCTTCTACGAACTTCGACACGAAATCTACTTTAAGAACACGGCGCCAAGTACCGCCATCATCACTAGTAACCTTAGGCATATTGTTACACACTAAAAACCAATGGGCTTGTGGCTTAAACTCTTCAATATCTTCAAAAAGACGACGAGTAGTAATCTTATTACCACCAGTCAACTCCTTCATCTTTGCTACATTCAATGAGCTACCTTCTTCCGTCTCCTCGGCACTAACCAAACGCGTACCACGAATACGAGCAATTTCCGGAGAAGCGGCACTAGATGACCCACTACGCTGTGTAAAGATAGTAGTACTAACAGTACACGCATATTCACCAAATACACTTTGTAGAAACTCCAAGAGAATAGTTTTACCGTTACCACCAGTACCAGTAAGAATGGGAAACTTTTCATCATCCTTACCAGTCAAACAGGTAGCAAAACGCAACAACAAGTATTTGCGAACATTTTCATTAGGTAAGATTTGTTGAAAGAACTTTTCAACAGTATTAACCTTTTCACGAAAGTCTGGGTCACTCATATCACTGTCAATGTACTTGACGTCACACTTCTTGCTAATGTAGTCATCTGGCCGACCTTCACGGAATGTAGGGTTCTTCTGATTGGTTAAATCAAGAACACCGTTTTGTACACCCATAAGCATAAGGTTACTATCTAGCTTGTCATAAAACTCGGTATCTATAAACAGTTCAGAACATTCCTTGACTACATTGTCCTTAAAACTGGTTGTCTTAAGACAGCTAGCAATCTTGTTGGCTGACTTAGCTTTCTCCTCTAGTGATTTAACAATATTATCACTACCGCTTTCAGAGTCATTATCCGAGGAAGCATTCAATTGCATAATCTTCTGGTTATACTCATTCGCACAACGAAGATACTCGCCGGCGACCTCAGTAGATAATACACGACGAATACAAATACCTTGGTCACTCAACTCCCAGTGATTGCCATTAAATCGGTACCACTTTTTGATCTTAGGATTTACACACACAAACTGGTGCTTATACATATCGTTTACAACTTCGGCAATACCATAATGCGTCGGCAACTTAATAGTCTGCTCAATCTTAAAACGAATCGAGTTACGGCGAATCTTCTCATACTCAAGTGGATTGTCTAGCTTGGCCCAGTAATTAAGACTGGCAATACCCAGTGTCATCTTGCTATATTTACTCCAACAGGTCTGGCAACAACCATCCTCATATTTAGGCGACGACTTACTAAACTCAATCCAGATAGGTAGCAAACGCGTATCGATATTAAACAGGCAGGCACCTAGGTCCCACCAGGGCTGATAACTGTCTCGGCGGTTTTCAGATAGGATGCTTACAAGGCCCTTAATATGTTCATAATTCTGTGGGATAGACATATTACTAGAAATCTGCTTATCTAGAGCAATCTTCTTCTGTTGAGTAAGCTGACTAGTCTTTAGTTTAATAGGTGCGCGTTGACGAATCTCCTGTTCTAACTCCTTACTGTGATATGTCTCTTTCGCGATTTCCTTGCGGATACCAAGAGTCTTTACTAGGTCTAGCATATTCCAACGGCTAACATCTACTTCATCGCCATTACTATCAATCTCCATAGTAAGTAAGTATGGCTCTAGGTTAGACTTGCGGCTACCATAAATAAACCAATTGCCGGTCTCTACCACACTCCTATCTACTACATCTTGAATGGGGTTCAATGTACCTACATTGCTAATAAGGTCATTTGCTACAATTTCATCAATAATCATAGTACGTAATACGTGTTGAAAATTGTAGGGCAGACCAACATTGAAGAATAGATGAAACCCATCACGAATCTTGTCTTCATCCTCTAGTTTATATGGCTTTGTACGTTCGGTGACATAACAAGTAAGACTCTCGGGTGAGCAATCAAAATACTTGTTAATAGCAGTTTGATATATACGAGCGATGGATTTAATATTTTGCCTGTTATACATACGTACAAGACCATTGTCTCCTGGGTAGCGGAAATCAAAATCAACCTTGACTACACCATAGTCTAATTCACGGTTTGGTGTCTCCAGATAGGTTAATTTCTTACCATCTTTAATTGCTTTAACATAGTGGTTATAGAATGTATTCATGTTGTCCTGTGTTACATTATAGGAACCACCAGTTATACTAGTGATAGTAGGCTTCTCTACCGGCTTTCCACTATCATCGCCTGTAGTCTTAAAGATGCGAAATTTGTCTAGAAAAATTCCAAGGTCCGCCATTTTATGATCTTAGGAGAAGTTTTTTTAAGTTGATTGATATTTTTAACGCCCATCAATTTGCGGGTGCGTTTGTAAAATTTCCTTTCTAAGTATAATGTAAGTTTATATGGATATTTCTACCGACAGTCTATCGATTGAAATAGATACTTCTATGATGATAATGGTTAAGATGTGTTTTATTTATAGTGCTATTATGGATGGTTGGAAAGTTGAAAAGTTGAGTAATAATAAATTATGTTTTAGTAAAAAAAATATTAAAAAACAGTTCAAGCTAGATTCATTTATGAAAAAACATAGTATGTTTACTTTTAGAAATTAATTGTGTGCTATAGACCACTTGTATTTATTAAAACTGACAATACGAACACCCTTCCGTTGTTCGCTAGCCCATTTCTTTGCCGTTTTTTCTTTTTTATTTAGCTTACATTGTTTAATACGATTTTCTAGTTTATTCATCTTTTTCGATTTTAGTAAATCTTCATCCAGTAATAAATCTTTTTTAGATTTACGGGGTTTTATGCCGTAGCAATTGACACTATATTTTTTAGATGGGTCTACGTTACTAATTTTATTAATACCTGCCGTAGGACCACAATATCCTTTATGAACTTTTTCTACCTGTTCCCAGTATTTCTCTTGTACTGGATAAGCAATTTTTTTTCCTTCTAACCAGCCCCAATTACACCAATTAGCACCATTAGTAAAGGCCTTATCTAGGTCTGCTTCGTCTGCTAGGCGACCACTATAAAGTTTACAAATTTCCTTTGCTTCATCATAGGTGTATTTATTATAGATAAGGAATACCTCTTTTTTGTCAGTATATTTAGTCTTTTTAACAGGCTTAGAAAGGTGTACAATTTTATTGTCCTCATCTATACATTCATCACTATCATCGACATCTTCAAATCGTTCTTTAGTTTTTCTAGAACAATAAATTATAATTAAAATAAGGAGCAAATACAATATATATATAATCATCTAATATATATTTGTATTATTTTTTTAGGGAACTACTAGGTTATTATAGTTATAGTTTTTTCCATGAATGGCCACCACGTTTTCCTACTACACAAATATGTTCTACTCCATTCTCATCAGTAACTCTTTCACCATTATTATAATCTTTGGCATCAGGTAAAAGACTCTTCTTTTTGTAATTTTTCTTAACGTTATCAGACTTTTCTATGACTATTTGTTCAGCTTGTTGGTCTTCAACATCCTCATCCTTTAGTTCAGATAGTGATATGTTATCTACTTCTTTTTCTAGATTAGCTGTCATTTCTTCTAATTCTAGTTCTTTTTGTGATTTAATAGAATTGTTGGATCTAGTAGTGTGATTAGATTTAGTAGAATCCCTAGAGGCGTTTTGGTTTTCTTCTAAGACCACTAGTTGTTCGTTTACACTACTAGAACCTCTAGATTCTAAGGAAGGTTCATCCTGAAAGAGTTGAATTACTTTAGGAGAAGATGGAGGGGTAATTAATCTGTTTTCGATGGGCTTAAATACGATAGGTATTTTGACGCCACCACTAATAGAATTCTTGTTACGTTCTAGTTCAGTTTCTAGGCGCTTTACTTTATCATTAAGAAGGCCTAGCTCTTGCTTAAGATTAGCTATGGTGTGATTTTGGCGTATCCAATGTTGATATAAATATTTACAGGCAATAATTATAGCAGCAGATACAGAGCAGTAAATAATGTACTTATACATATTCTAACGTCAAAAAACAAAATAATTCGATTTTGAGAACGCACTGGTTAGTAAATACCGTATACTATCAATTCTAAAACCGACCCTTTTAGGGTTGGTTTTAGGATTATTAGTATGGATTCCAGGTAAGATATATATTTTAATACCCACCCGGAGGGTGGGTTAAAATAGATACTTCATGGTAAATAAGGCGAATTATTTTTAATACAGAATAGAAAAAAATAATATGATATATTAGAAATGAGTACTAATACATGGAATGGTGTTTCTAGTAAAAAATGCGAAGCATATTGTGACATGAATGCTGGTTATTACCCAGTACAAAACTATTTAACCGAATGTGGTGCCACGTCTGCTCGCGACCTATCCTACAAAAATCCAACGATTATTACAAAGGATGGTTATGGTTGGGTTTCACTAAATGGTTGCCTAGTTGATAAAGATAGTAAGGTAAGAAATACTGTTGATAGATTAACACATGGTAAAGGCAGACACCATTTAGAAGACAGATATAACAACACTGGCTACAAAGGTCGTGGTCCGCTTATTGTAGACACTGAAACTATGCTTAAAATAGCTAACTTTAACTCTGGTGTAAAGATTAATTGTGGTGTACAAAGAGAAATGTCGGAGTACAGATTTAATTATTTACCTCCTGAAAATAATCCTCAATGTATTCAACACATCATACCTCCCAAAATAAATAAGGGTGGCTGGGTTCGTGGTGGTATGGATACTAGAATGGAACTACGCAGAGTAGCTCATGCTTGCTATTACAAACAGTAATTTTCACACTGTTACCGTATAGTGCCAAAGTTAAGACGCACCCTTAATGGGTGCGTCTTCAAACTTTTGTACACTATGGAACCCGCGTTAGATGACAAAGTAGGCCACCCTAGGGGGTGGCTTACATTTGGCACTCCACGGTAATTACAGCCTCTCTTGTAGGAAGAAATAATACAATGTGATTTAAATAAATATAGACTATAACATCTATATATATTTATTTATTTAATATGAGTGCTACATTTAAAGTAAAAACTAAAAAAATAGAGAGAAGAAAGGGTCAAATTCTAGAGACACTAGATTCTAAACACAAAGAAATGATTAAGGACATTGAATCTATTAATGATAAATTACCAGAATTAAATAGATTATTAAAACAAAGCAAGGATAGACTAAATGAACTAATAGAAAGTATTAAGAATACTATAGTAGATATAAATAATATAGATATACTAGACGATGATATTTATAAAGAAAAATATAGAATAGAGGAAAATATTGAATATTTACAAGGCGAAATAAATAAAATAGAAAACAATGACCATCTAAATGACTATTTTATAAAGACCGGTCACCTACTATATGATTATTATGATGGCAGTAATACTTTAGAAAAAGAGTACCAATCTGCTAAAGATTTAGAGTCAGAAATTAGTTCTAGTGAAGAAGATTATGATACTGAAGATAGTGCTGGTTCTGAAAATGTAAAAAGATCTACACTAGAGAATGCTATTAAAAAGACAAAAATAACAGACTTTATTGAAAAAGAAAAGGGTTTCGAAAAGGCCGAGTTGTATGACAAGTATATCAAACTAATAAACAATCAAACATTTATTCAAAAAGATATCTTTATGAAAAAGAGTCAAGTTGGTCAAAGTGCTATCTGTCCTAAGTGTAATATTGGTTTAACACTAGTACATTCAGAAGGCCTACAGGTATGTAATCAATGTGGTGTAACAGAATATATATTGATAGATAGTGAAAAGCCTAGTTTTAGAGAACCTCCGCCGGAGGTTAGTTACTTTGCTTACAAACGTATTAATCATTTTAATGAGTGGCTAAGTCAGTTCCAAGCCAAAGAGTCTACTGAAATCCCACCTGAAATATACCAAGCAATCCTTTTAGAGATGAAAAAAGAAAGAATTACAGATTTAAATAAAATAAACCATACTAAGATTCGCGAGTACTTGAAAAAGTTAAAATTAAACAAATACTATGAACATATACCTCATATTCTAAATAAACTAAATAAAAAGGTACCACTAATAAGCAAAGAGGTTGAAGAGAAACTTAGACATATGTTTAAGGAAATACAGGCACCTTTCATGAAAATATGTCCTCCTAATCGCAAAAACTTTTTAAGCTATAGTTATGTTCTACATAAATTTGTAGAACTGTTAGGATTAGACCATCTAAAAGAAGGATTTCCTCTACTAAAAAGCCGCGAAAAACTCCACCAACAAGACCAAATGTGGAAAGAAATATGTAAGGAACTAAATTGGATGTTTATAAAAAGTATCTAAGGATACTTTTATATAAACAGCTGGGTGTTTTCAAACACCCAGGCTTGTCCATCAAGTCTATTTAGACTTAATGAACAGTTACCCCAATCTCTGATTAGGGTAAGCTTGTTTATAAAAAGTATCTAAGGATACTTTTATATAAACAGCTGGGTGTTTTCAAACACCCAGGCTTGTCCATCAAGTCTATTTAGACTTGGTGAACAGTTATCCCAATATCTGATTTGGGTAAGCTTGTTTATAAAATCCATCTAGGGATGGATTTATAATATACTAAATAAAAAAGAAATATTAATATACAATAAATGCTAACTACAAAGCAACAGCGTATATTATTATTTCTTATTGGTTGTGTCGGCACTCGTGCTCTTTTTGTACTTATTGCCAAGAACTCTAGACCGCATATATTACCCTATTTAGGTTATTTAGCCCTACTACCGGCTATTGGTTTCTTCTACATCTATCTAACTGGTTCTAGAAAAACTGGCCAAGAAGTATTTGGTGAACCTATCTGGTGGAACAACCTAAGACCTATTCACGGCCTATTGTACGCTCTATTTGCCTACAATGCTATTACTGGTAATACTAATGCCTGGAAGTATCTACTAGTAGATGTCCTATTAGGCCTATTAAGTTTCACATGGTTTCACCTAAACCACTAGATTAGTAATAAATTCATCTATAATAAATTCAATAGTGTCAATATTAACAGGGTCATTGTTAATTCTAAAATGAAACTCTAGATGCTCCAAACCTTCTTCGGATTCGTGAATAGTTTCTGTATCACTATTGATTTCATAGAGACATCTTTGAAAGTTTCTGTATCCTGATTCTACAAGAACTAGTATTCCACTATTACTTTTTATGTAGTTATATTCATTTTCAAATCTTACATCTTCTACTACAAATATAGGTACTATCTTCATAGTAATATGTTTATTAACTATGTCTAAGTTACTTAATTGTACTTTTATCCACATGTCTACAGCTCTAATCCACATATCCTTTCTGTATTTATCTCTACCATTTTCAGTTGAGTATTGTTGTAGAGATTTTCTAGAATAATTAGATTTTTGTATAAAGAGATTGTGATAGTTTAGTGAACTACTAGTATCTCTAGAATATAACTCTACCTTTACCTGTGTACCAAAAGAGAAAAAGTATGGTACATATTGTACACTTGGATTTGAAAAACGTTCTATTAGTTTTGGAACTAAATAGTTTTCGGTGATATAGTTTTTACCTACACCTAACTTTCCTGAAACCCCTAGTAAAATCATTATATTTAATTAAACAATTAAAATATTGTTTAATTAGATTTTAGTCTTTATCTATGTTCTCTTATATGTCGGTAATTCTAGTGCCTTACCATGAACCTTAGTATAAAACTCATCTATACGTTTACCCTTGTCTCTTAGCTTATTTACACGCAATTGTTCTGCTTCCATTTCTAGTTGTTCCTTAACTTTTAGAAACTCTAGTTCGTCATTGTCCAATACTACAGGGGCATCTCGAGCGGCCTTTAATTGTCCTATGCTAGTATATTGTTCTCTGGGTTTTATTTCGCCTGGATGTAGAATATTTGCCTGTGAATAGGCCTTCTTTAGGTCTGTATACTTTCCGTCACTACCATAGTCCTGTACTGAATCACCTAGGGTATCGAAGCTACCGTTGTAACTAAAATTACTCTCAGGTTCGATAAACTTAGTTATTTGTTTGCCACTAGAATGCTTCTTAGCATATTGTTCAAATGTACTATTAAAACCATCTTTAGTATAAGAGGCGATAGTTGGTTGTTGCTCACCATTATTCTCCTTTAGCCAATCAGCATAGCCATCATTACCTTCTTCTTCATCTACGTATCTAGTTTTTTCAAACATATCATTAAACCGCCTATTATCAAATCTTTGCCCACTAGCTGGTTCAAAGTTATAGTTAACACGATTGACATGTTCATCTACCTGTTTGCGCTCTTCTGTTTTACTCTCTATTGTTTGAGTAGTTAAACCAGTTATTTTGGCCTCTTCCTCCTTGATACTAAGGAGAAGAGCATAGGCCTTTTGAAGTGCTCTATATTCATTAGTACTATCATATCCCGACTTATCGGGGTGATATTTAACAACTAGTAGTTTATAAACAGTTTTAATATCATCTGTGGTACAATCTGGTTCTAGTCCAAAAATAGTATATGGGTCTAGTTGAACATTAGTATTATTTAGTGTAAACTGTACCTTTTGTGTCTGTTTAGGCATTGCGAAGTTTTTAGGTAATTGATTGTGATTAGATTGCTTTTTAGTAGTTACAGTTGAACTACTAGATGTTCTAGAAGAACTACTAGTATTAGTATTATTACTAGTAGTATTACTAGTAGTATTAGGGTTGCTGGAAGATTTCCTACGGCGTTCCTTTTCTAATTGTTGTTTAATTTTTTCATTTTGTTCTTCGAGTTGTCGTTGTTTACGCCGAATGTCATCTAGTTCTTCCCTAGAAACTTCTCCTGATACTTCATTACCCATGATTTAACTTATTTAAAAATACTAAGAGATTTAATTAAATGGTTTTCCTTATTATCATAATAGCGGATTGTAAACTTAGAAAAAAATGTAATTAATAATAAAAATGGATTCTACGTCTTTATTTAGATGGATTTCGGATAATTTATCAAATCCTTATTTCTCTGCGTTTTTAGCCGGTCTAACAACTTTGATATTTATGTATTTAGACGCAAAAATAACAAGAAAATTTATACATAGAAGAACTTATACTAAGAATGTTTTACTAGTTAGTATAGTTACAGGAACTATTGTATACATCCTAACAAATACTGCCCTCCACCCTAAAATAGCTAAAATGAGCGAAACTGCCAAGAAGGGTATGAGCGGTGGTGCTTCGGGCCTAGCTGATAAATTAAGTTACGATACGGCCGATATATTACTAGGTGAACCAAACTTTTAGATTTATACATATTTATTAGTAAGGATGGTGTTTAATTTATAAATTTAGAAAAATAATAATTAGTTTTAGAATAATTAATTATTAATTAATTGCGTTTTGGTAAAATTATTTTCTAAGCCTATAATATAAAAAGAAAATGGGTGGTGGTTTAATGCAATTAGTAGCTTATGGTGCTTAACATATAATGTCTTGGGCGCCAACAGTGGGCAGCTAGTAAGGTTCTAGATATACCTTATTAGATAAACCTGTGTAAATATCTAGGAAGATGAGAATAGTTTAATCACCCCCCAGTTAAACTTCATTTTCTATATAACCCGCTAGTACTGTTTAAAACAGTGCGAGAATGTCAAATTGCTGGGACACCCTAAAGCATCTATTACTAAACTAAAATGGTAACATTTTGGCGGCCAAGAGAAAAACTTGGGTATAGTAAAAATATAGATGATGAGAACTATTTTATAGTTCAAAATGGGCAATCAGCAGCCAAGTCCTAAAACTTTTTAGAAGTCGTTAGTTGAAATAGATTTATCCCTTTTGACTTACAATTATTATAAGAGTCGTTAGTTGAAATAGATTTATCCTTTTTGACTTACACTTTTTTCTAAAAAGTGTGGATGCAGTTCATCGACTAAATGGCATTCGGGGTCTTTAAAAAGAGACTCATAAGATATAGTCAGGCAATATAGGAAACTATATTGAAAAAGCAAGATGTGTACCTCACGGGGAATCCCCAAATTACGTTTTTTAAAGTTGTGTACAGACGCCACACTAACTTTGCCATGGAAGCTATTCAACAAACTTTCAACGGCACGGCCGACTTCGGCAAGCGCGTCAGCTGCACGATTTCGCGCAACGGTGATCTCATTCACCGCATCTACCTCCAAGTAGATATCCCCTCGGTATCGATCTCGGGTGCTTCGTTCCGCTGGATCGACTCGCTCGGTCACTTCCTCATCAACACGGTTGAACTCCAAATCGGTGGTCAACGTATTGACTTCCACTATGGTGACTGGCTCGAAATCTTCAACGAACTCACGCTCCCCTCGGGCCTCAAGGCTGGTTACCAACGCATGATTGGCAACACGCTTTCGCTCACGACGAACGAAGTCAACGAAGGTACGCCGTCGGCCCCCGTCACGACGGGTGTTGCTTCGGGCACGATTGAAAAGCCCCAAACGACGCTCTACGTTCCCCTCCAATTCTTCTTCTGCCGCAACCCGGGTCTCGCTCTCCCGCTCATTGCTCTCCAATACCACGAAGTCGTCATCAACATTGAATTCGCTCGCGCTGCTCAATGCTACATTGTCGGTGGTACGGACCAATCGCCGATCCCGTCGATGCTCAACCCGAACCTCCAAAACGCTTCGCTCTACGTCGACTACATCTACCTCGACACGGACGAACGTCGCCGCTTCGCCCAAGTCTCGCACGAATACCTCATTGACCAACTCCAATTCACGGGTGAAGAAACGTTCACGGGCTCCACGTACAAGTCGCGTCTCAACTTCAACCACCCCGTCAAGGAACTCATCTGGGTCGTCCAACGCCAAGACGTTGTTGACAACGGTGCCAACCAATGGTGTAACTACACGACGCAACGCGCCCTCAACGGCCCCGTTGTTGACTACAACGACACCGGTATCAACGTCTGGTCGAACAACCAATTCCCCACGGACACGTCGTACGTCGCTGGTCTCTCGAACGCTGGTCTCCTCTATGGCCGCGAATCGAACCCCACGAACCAATACAACGGCTTCACGGCTTACAACTCGCTCAACACGGAAAACCCGTCGCAAGGTAGCCCCGCTGGTGCTTGGGGTGGTCAAACCGCTGGCCAACTCGCTGCTGGCTGGCCGGTCCAACCCATTGTTAGCACGAACCTCACGCCGGCTGTTGCCAACGGTGCTCTCACGTACCCGCATGTCTATGGTGGCCCTGGTGCCGCCAACTGCGTCTGGGCCGCTAAGCTCCTCCTCAACGGTCACGACAGATTCTCCGAACGCAAGGGCACGTACTTCAACCTCGTTCAACCTTACCAACACCACACCAACATTCCGGACTCGCCTGGCATCAACGTTTACTCGTTTGCCCTCAAGCCGGAAGAACAACAACCGTCTGGCACGTGCAACATGTCTCGCATTGACAACGCCACGCTCCTCCTCACGGTTCACCCGGATATCGCCGCTACGGGCCTCAACAAGAAGCTCCGCGTCTACGCCGTAAACTACAACGTTCTCCGCATTATGAGTGGTATGGGCGGGCTTGCCTATTCCAATTAAACGTATTGTGTGGTTTGGTTGGTTATTGTTTGGTGGTAGTGAAATTGATATAAAGATAAATTACATATTATTAACATAAATAATATGGAATCTAATAATGATGACACTAGTTGTGGTGTAAACAGCGATATCGGTGAGTGTGGTAAATCTGATCCTAGTTTAAATGTAAAAAATATTGATTTAGATAATAGCAACGAGATTAACCCTATAAAAAAGAAATCACCAAAGGGTCGTAATCCAGTATTAAAAGCTAGTGATTTTAAGTCTGAAGCCGAATCTGCTCGATTTACTAAAAAGGTGATGGGTGTTACTTTACCGTGTAATTTTATTCAGAAATCAGTTGAAGTATCTAAAGTCAAAACTGTGGTACAAAAGGTAGTACATAAAATCAAACAAATAAACCATCAAGATGTAGAACATAATGGACATAATTATACAGTATGCTATGTACTAAACAATAATATCCCCGTATTATTTGTTATTGATACCGAGGAAAAAGAAAAAGTTATTTGTAATACTGTTGGTGTATATAATGGTTATCCTAGATTAACTAACCATAATACAGAATTTATTCATCAAGTAGTTATGGGAAAACCACCAAGCGATAAATATAGTGTTGACCATTTAAACCGAATCCGCAGAGACGACCGCAGGTGTAATCTTAAATTTAAAACTGCTTCGGAACAGATACAAAATCAGTTTATCAGAGATAGAACATCTGAACTACCAGAAGATTGTGGTATTACACATGATGATATTCCAAAAAATATATTTTACATAAACGAGAAAGATAGAGGAGAAAGATTTGAAATAAGGATTAAAGGATTTCCTCATCTACCTAAAAAACTATTGTACAAAAAAACTACGGGTAGATCAGATATATCACTAAGAATTAAGCTACAAACTGCTATTTATTATCTTAGATGGTTATGTGAAAAATATCCGGAACTAAAGAGTAGTATTCGAATCAATAAAGAGGATGAAGATGAACGTCTGCGCCTGACAGAAGAATACAATGATATTATTCGGTTAACTAGTTATCCTAAAGAAGTAATTGATGCTAATACAGTAAATTTTATGTATGATTGTAAAAATGATTACTCTATTGATAATGATGAAATCGTTGAAAGTGTTATTAAAAACACTGAAGCCGGAAAGAAAAAGGATGATAACCTTCCACCAGGTAGTAATGTTAGTAAAATGGATATTCCTAAATACTGCTATTATGTACCAGCTACAGAGTCTAGAGGTGATAAATTTGTTATCGATCGCCATCCTAAACTAATAGCTAACGACAAACGTCAACTTTCTACACCTGGTTCAAAATTATTAAGTACAAAAGAAAAGTTTGATATTTTATTAGAATATATCCACTGTTTAGAACATGATTTACCGATTGTACAAAAAGATGCTCCTAGGGGTAAGCGAGGACAATTTTCAAATACGATTGATAAAAGCAAAAAAACAGAAAAGGTCATAGAAGTTATAAAAACATCCAGTATTCCTATAAAAAAGATTGAAAAACCGTCTAGTTCAGATAATGCTAAAGGTGTAGATAAAAAGGAAATTCCCCATTATGTATATTACAAACCAGCTAATAGAGACCATGGTAGTTGTTGGTTTATTAGAGACCATCCTAAATTAGCAACTATAAATATTAAAACTAAAACTAGTCGTACCTCGGCATTAATTAGTGATCGTGAAAAATTTGAAGAAATATTGTGCCATTTAGAGGCATTGAATAACGAAAAACCATTTACAGAATATAAGGTTATTAGAGCAGTAAAGAATAGTATCCATAAGGATAAATCGCCAAAAAGGGTACCTGAAAATTGGGATATTGAACAATATCCTATTGGCGAGTATCTGTACTACCGTCTGGCAGATGATAAACGTGGTGATTCGTGGGGAATAATGGGGCATCCTAAACAGGATAAAAGGATTATTACTACAACTACTGTTATGAATAAGTCTACTCTAGACAAATATTTAGAGGCTAGAGCTATTATCAATACTCTAGAACTACACTAGTACTAAATTATACCAAATTGAAAAATTATACTACTATATAAAAACACACATATCCACAAACAATGGAATCAGCACACCCGACTATCTTGAGCAACGAGACCTGCCAGCAGAGGAACGCCATCAGCTACATCAAGAGTGTGGCAAAAATGAACACGGATGATCTAACCGACATGCTCGACGGAATCAACTCGTCGGACCTCAGTCGCCACGCCACTACCATCAAGAACTGGAAGAAAAACGACGATTACAACACCTCGTGCGACGCCCTTATCGCGCTCAACAACAAGACCTACGCGCACCGGTACCACTACGATGAACACTACACTCGCCAACTGCTCCTCGACCTCCGAACGGCCTGTAAGCAACTAGTTGACTCTCTGTAATTATAAAAACAGTCTTAAAATAGGAATGTATATAGGTTTTATTTATTATACTTTGGATACTAGAGTAGTAATAATATTAATATTTATCTAATGTTTTAATAAATGTATTAACCATTTCTATGATAGTATTTAATTGTGTTACTTTTTCAATTATGATTGCAAAATTCGTACAATAATTTTCAACTATTGTGTTTTTACAATATTTTCCATACATATTAATACAATAACAAATCTCACGTGCCAAATGACAATAATCTTTGTAGTAAAAACTACTTTTAGAAAAGTCAGTGAATACTGGTGATAGACCATATGTGTTTTTAATTATCCACTCTTTATCAAAAGCATTATACACTACTTCACTATCAAGTGTTTTATATAATAGTATATTACTAGGTTTCCAATTATATCTATATGTAAATTTATATTTATCAAACAATTCAAATGTAGCAAATAGATTTTGTAAGAGTATACTCTTCCATTGTACATAGTTCAAGTATTTATAATTACTAAATAAGTCACCACCATCAATATAATCTTGGGTAATTACAATATATCTGTCTATATTACACATCCAACAATGAGAATGTTCTAAATCTGATATATCGGTATTCCATCTAACTGGACAATCACTGATTATAAAGTTACATATACCCCTTACTATATTTAGATGTGGGTTTTGTTTAAAGAAATTTTGTGCCCTAACTTCAGTTCTTCCATAAAGATTATTTGCCATAATTTTAATAACAACTGGTGTTTGTGACAAATATATACTATTGTGGTCTAAAACTAATTCAGCATCAGTACCTCTAGGTGTAAGAAATGTATCGGAATCCGCTATATTTATACACGTCTTCAACTTGTGATTTGTAAATGGTACTACTTTATACCTTTTCCGTAAATAGGTTAATGGGACAATACTCATTTTATATTATTTTATATTATATTAGCCTTAGATTACCGTGGAGTGCCAAAGTTAAGGGCATCTAACTTTGGCACTATATGGTACTAAAATTTATAAAATATTGTAAAATTAGCCATAGTGTAAATAATTTATATAAATTGATACTTTGTATGACATATTTAAATAAATAATTCGTGATGTCCGAACCTCCAAAACCTTGGTCGGTTGCTGTATTTGAACAACATCGTCCCCATCTTACAGATTTTGTAAGAAATAAAATATTGCCCTTGCTTGAAGATACCGATTGTCGTCGTATTACATTACGTGCCCCAGTAAAGTGTGGTAAACGCGAAATGGTAGAGTACATTGCTATGCGTGATTCTGTTAATCAACCTAAACGTGTACATGCTTTTTTATCTGCGTGGCATCGCCAGGCCGATGAGGATCAGCGTATAGAATTATCAACACATAATATTAGGGTATTTTCTATTATTAATCAGAAAAAGGTTGATGATTTTTTATCATGGCTTCACACACAACAGCAGAGTAATCATACTATAATTATTCATATTGATGAATGTGATCATGGTTCTGGTCTAAAACAGATGCTTAGTAAAATATGGTCTTCTGTGCGTAACAGGCCTAATATTACTAATATTCTATACAGTGCTACACCAGAAGAGGTACTTTTTTCAGGTGAAGTGGAAGATGATGAATTTCAATCAATTATAGATTATATGATTTGTGAGGGAGAACATGTAGAATATTCTCCCCCGAAAGGCTATTGTGGACCCAAATGTTTTTTAGACGCAAATCTTGTCTTCGAGGCAATACCATTCTTTTATAAGGAAGGCGACAATTATATATTATCGCCACAAGGTAAACAGATTGTCGGCGATATAAAAAATAGTTTAGCTATTAATCCCTCGCGTAATTTTATAGTATTACGTTTATCCTACTCTGACACCGGCGGTAAAAAATCAGAAATAAAGAAAAATAAGGCAATTTACAAATTTCTAGAGAATATTAAGGCTTTTCCTGAATTATCGAATTTTTTGATTGTTGTAGATAAGGCCGATGATATTGGTATCAAGAATTCGCAAATTAGTACAGAAAAAATACAGTGGTCATCTCCTAATTATTGGCACCGACAAGCTATTGGTGTTCCAATTTTATTAGTCATTGACCAGACATCATCTCGTTCTACAGAATGGCGTTGTCATGACCGCATTTTTGCTACACACGATTATCGTAATGTTGTACAGTATAGTACTATTTCACAAGCACAAGAGCGTGTTAACCATTATGAACAGAGATATGGTGGATTTCAACCCATTCGTATCTATGGGCATATGCGAACATTTAAGCTTTCGGCTGGATTAATTGATTACGGAACTTTCCTGAAAAACACGTGGGATAAGAAGAAAATCGACACGCGCACGAGTGGACCAGTATCAATGTATCGTATTCGTTCTGTATCAAATGGTGAGCTTCATCCAAATTGTCCAGAAACTGGCTTATCAGAAATTAATGCAACTCGACTTCTTCAAGAACTAGGATGTTATGCCGATAATTCTCTATCTGCTCGTGTGGCGGGAAGTATTCGAGAGGTACCCACATATGTTGGAACATGGCAAGAGGTAACAAAAGATACTTGGAATACATTCTGGTCAACTTATAGTGATAGTATTCCCCCAACTGAAGCTACACGCTCTATCCATAATCCATTTATTAAAGCAGAAAATCATAAACTACCAGATGGTACTTGGCAAGGTCAACATCGTGGTTGGAAGGTCTTAGAATGTGTTGATAATAATCTATTCCAACGCATAGACGGAGAAGAATCTAAACAACTAGATTTGGGTTCTACGGGTGGTAACCGTATCAAAGTATGTTACAAGGATGGAATACTTGGTGTTTTTATAGTAAGGTGTACAGGTACAATTAGTATGGACACGTTATGCGCATACAAATCTATGTATAAGAACTAGATAAATATTACATTATCAATCAAATCTACTTTGATACTTTTCAATATCGTATAAATCTATGCCATCGTAATCATCATAATCTATTCTAGGAACTACATACTTTTCTATGAATTCCTTACTTAATTTATTATTCTTTACTAATTTCTTCAAATCTACTAAATCTATTATTAACGCTAATTGGGTTTCATCTAGGCATCCTTTTTGTACCAAAATATCAGCAGTAAACAATAAACTATTCCAGTTATATTTATCTGTATTCATAATCCTTTTAATAATATGTTATTAAAATGATTTTATATTATTAGTAACTACTAGTAACTATTCTGTTTCACCATTGAGTACTATTTCTTTTAATTCATCTATAGAAGCACGCTTAGCTGCTCCACTATCAAATATAACAGTTACTAGTTCATCTAGTATTCCACTAAGGCTACTAGGAACCACTAATAAACCTATATTTGCCTTATCGGTATATCCATGTATATGTATTGCCTTTTCTACACAATATTTGGCCATATTATCAACCGATAGTTCAGTCATTCTATAGTCATCATTCTTGGTCATTAATAAACTCATTAGGGCAATACTAGTAGTTAGAACGGCTATATTTGGTTCGGGGTTACTAGAAGTATACATAGATTTAAGATACCAATAATGTAGGAAGAAAGTTACTGGTACAAAGGATAGGTTAAAATCTAGAGTATCTAGTAGTTCTAATTGAGATTCTACAACTTGTTCATTTTTAAATAATCCTCTCATAGTTTCTACTATTTTATCGAGGGTAATATAGCTTAATACATTAGCCCATATATTATCCGAAGTTACTAATGATGAGCCACCAATTAATTGTAGTTTATTTAGTGGTAATTCAGGTTTCTTTGATAGGAATTGTAGAAAGTATTGTATATAGGTAAAAAAGGCATCCATATTGTCGACATTGAGAGTTTTAATAGTACTTATAGTCCAATTATGTATCAGTTCTAAATGTTGATTTTTAACATTGGTATGTGATGATAAATCAACATATGTAGTGATTCTACTGTCTTTATAACTATTATACATATCTTCTAAATATTCTAGTTCATATACCCCACCTAAATATTCTTCTACACTAGGCGTTCTAGTTATACTATTGATGTAACTAGTAAACATATTAACTACGGCTCCACCGAAAGTATTACGAATATACGCGTGTTGTAATGCCTGTTTGCTACTAATTCTAGTGAGAGAGTTGGGGTCCAAACATCTAATTATTAAATCATAGCCGTCTCTGGTAAAGGCAGTAATTAGGTCGCTACGAATATCGGCGAATTCAGGTCCAGCAATATCAATGTAACCAAAACCATTCTTTAAAAACTGTACAAATGGTATTTGTACTATCATAGTGAATATCCATAAAAGTGTAGCACCTACACTAAACATATCACTCTTGTAACTATAGCGGTTTCCTTCTTCATATATCAGGTCACTAATAGAATTAGGGGCTTTAAATAAAGCGGTGCCACCACTACCAACGGCCATTTTAGGTAATGGAATACCGAGATATTCTGAGAGGCCAAAATCGGCTAATTTTATTAATAGTTTGTTATCGGGTAGAACTTTATACAATACGTTAGCGGGTTTAATATCGTTGTGAGAATATCCGCAAGAGTTCATGTAGTATAGACCAGCTACCATTTGTTGTGCGATACTCTTCATGGTTTCTTCGGTTAACAAATCACTATCAATTGTACCACTAACCATTCCTCTTAAAAGGTATTCTAAACTACCATCCATTAATTCTATGGAGGTATTGATAGTTTTGTCCTCTCTATCAATGAAGGAACTAATATGTTTACCATCATTTTGTATTATGTAACTAGTAGATACAACATTAGGGTGATTTAAATTATGGGTATAGGCGATCTCTTTTAAATCGGTGGGATTAATTAAATTGTTGGAACTATATTTCATCTTTTTAATAGCTATTTCTTTACCGCCATTGTTGTTATCGCGAACTTTCCAAACGCTACCAAAAGCACCTTTCCCTAATTCTTGTACATATGTAATATCCATAATATACTATAGACTCTAATAATAACTAATATTTTAATTAATTTATATTAAAATATAGTAAACTAATTTATTTACATTTTAATGTGTTTTTAATACTTCTATACAATTCTTGGTATTCTATATCAATACTACAGGATTCAGTTATACAGGTATTGAGTAAACTTTCTAAACCACTTGGTATAGTTAAGATATCAACATTAGCACCATGAGTATACCCTTCTAAAACTAATGCTTTTTTAACACAGTATTTAGCTAAATCGTCTAATTTAACATTTTGTAATTCGGGCTTAGTGTTTGAAACCATAAGAGCTAACATAGCAGAGATACTGGTAGATAATACATTAACATTTGGTACTTTACGTGTACCAGTATATATACTTTTAAGGTACCAGTAATTTAGGAAGAAAGTAACTGGTGTAACTTGAATATTTCCACCTAAAGTGCGTAAAATATCCTTTTGAACACCTATAAGCTGTTTTGGGGTAAATTGTTTCAAAGAAACCCATACTAAATCATCAATGTCTATACTAAACACGACTAAATCCGATAATAATTTATGACAAATGTTTAGGGTTCCAATACCCCATAATTGAAGATCGGTTTTACTGAGTTTCTTATTGTTTAAAATGTTTATAAAAGAAAGTTGTGCCTGAAAAAATGTTTCAAGTGTAGGAAATTTGAATGAATTACTGCTATCATATAACCAATTAAATAAAGTAGGCATATGTCTAGGCACAACATCTACAGATTTTTTAGTAAAATCTACATATAAATTTACCCTTCTATCTTTGTAACAATTGTACATATCCTCCAAGAACTCTAATTCATATTTACCGCGTATAATTTCATCCATAGTTGGCTCTCTGTACATTTTTGTTATTTTTGTTAATATATCTTCAAATGCTCCACCTCTTAATGGTCTTAGATAAGGATGTTCCAATGCTTTTTTGCTACTCATTCTATTACTGGATTTTGGTTCCATACATTTTATGAGGAAATTATAACCATCTTCGCCATACATACCCTTTACTTTAACTACCTGGTCTAAAAAGTTTTTTTTGCGAATATCAACAAATACTTCTGTTTCACTAACTCTAAAATCCGTCCATCTGACACCATGAACTCTCATACATATCCAAAACATAGTGGCACCAAGACTAAACATATCACTGTTGTAATTATATTTATTTCCATCTAAATAGTATGAATCATCGACGGAATTTGGTGCTTTTATATGGGTAGATCCGATAAATATTTTAGATAAATCAGGAAAAGGAATACCTAGATATTGAGATAGACCAAAATCACCAATTTTAAATGTATATTTATCACCTTCTAATTTGTATAAAATATTATCGGGTTTTAAATCATTGTGTGTGTAGCCCATAGAATGCATGTGGTACAATCCCTTTGTGACATCGTGTACTAATTTACGTAATAATTCAGGCGTAAAATCCTTTGCTTGTAAAGAATTAATATCACCATTCATCATTTCTAGTGATAGCTCAGTGCAGTTTTTAATATCATCAATATATACAGCGTGGCGGCTTCTATCACTATATACTAATGGGTCTACAGGAATTATATTAGGATGAACAATGTTTTGTGTATTGATAATTTCTCTGATTGTAGCATCACGAATGTCATTATTTTCAGGGTTATTTTTCATAGTTTTTAAGGCGACTATATGATTTCCGTTGTTTCTATCAATTACTTTGTAAACATCACCATAGGATCCTGTACCTAAATGTTTTTCTTTAACAATATTCATTATATTATATACAAATAAAATATTAATATAATAAATATAAACCTAAATTAATATGATTTACCGTGGAGTGCCAAAGTTAGGCACTATAAGGTATGGTTAATTTCGAGGGAGTAATAATTGTTTAACATCAATATATAATTCAGTATTAGACAAGTCCTTAGCACATAATTGAACGATACATTCATCTAATGTAGTACTTAGTTTTGTGGATACGGAAAGTATGTCTAAATTGGCATTTCCTGTAGAATTCTCTAAAACTAAGGCCTTATTAACACAATATTTAGATAAATCATCTATTTTAACATCTTTTAGTTCTTCTGTAGAATTACAGGCCATTATAGCTAACATAACGGCAATACTAGTATTTAATACGTTAACATTTAGTGATCTACCTGTACAACTCTTGATATACCAGTAATTTAGGAAAAAAGTAATAGGTGTAAATGGAACTTTTCCACCAAAAACATTTAGTATTTCTTTTTCTAGTTCTACGAGTTGTTCTTTAGTAATCATATTTTCAGATGCCTTTGTATAAGCATTTAGATCAATTAATAATGAGTTTTCAAATGTAGAATATAATTTATCACAAAGTCTAAGAAGAGTAATACAATATAGTTGTAAATCTCTATCAGTAATATGTGTATTATTTAATAGCTCTAATAAAATTAATTGATATTGTAAATATGTTTCTAGTGTTAACATACCAGATTTAATAAATCCTTCGAATATTTTAAATGTCCAGTCATTTCCACCAATAATCATACCTGGTGTTATTTTAGTAGAATCTACATACAAATTAATCCGTCTATCTTTATAGCAATTGTACATATCATCTATAAATTCGAATTCATAATTGCCACTAGTGATACTATCTATTGTTGGTTGTTTGTATAGTTTATTTACGGTATTTAGAAGTATACCAAGGTGACCTCCTCTAAGTGGTCTTAAATAGGGGTGTTCAAGGGCCTTTTTGCTACTCATTCTTTCGCTAGATTTTACGGCCATACATTTAATTATGAAATCACATCCATCGTCACCATACATCTCTTTTAATCTAGGAATTTGGTCTAAAAAGTTTTTCTTTTCTATATTGACGAATTCATCATCACCAGAATCTCTAAATTCGTGCCATAAAACACTATGGCGTTTCATACATGTCCAAAACATAGTAGCACCAAGACTAAACATATCAGTGTTATAGTTATATTTATTATCTTCTACATAGTGAGAATTCTTTTTGGAGTTGGGTGCCTTTACACTAGGTGTACTAAAAAAATATTCAACTCCACTAGGAAACGGAATTCCTAAATATTGCGACATACCAAAATCACCTAATTTAAATATATAATTACCATCCTCTAATTTGTAGAAAATATTATCTGGTTTCAAATCATTGTGTGTATATCCCATAGAATGCATGTGACATAATCCTCTTGTAACCGTATATATCATTTTGCGCAATACGTCAACAGTTAATTGATCGTCAGTCATTGAATATAAATCACCATCCATTAATTCTAAACATAGTTCAAGACGTTTCTTATCAACATAGACAGAATGTTGACTACCATCATTATATACTATTTGGCCTACTGCTATAATATCTGGGTGGACGAGATGTTGTGTATTCATAATCTCTCTAAGATTGGTATCGGGTATATCAAAAGTTTTTTTTTCATTCTTCATAACTTTTAGGGCTGATTTATGATTTCCATTATTTTTATCAACTATAATGTAAACATCTCCATAACTACCTTCACCTATATGTTCCTCTTTCACAATATTCATTATATTATATTATATATAAATAAAATAAATACTAATATATAATATAAAAATTAACCATAGTTCTAATCAACTATATTTGCTTTGATACTAGGAGCAGTGGAACTTTTAGTAGATTTCTTAGCAGATTTCTTAGCACTACTCTTTTTTTCTGAGCTTAGTATGGATTTTTGTGTAGAACTGCTAGCCGGTTGTAATGTATTTTTGTGTTGTTCATCTTTATAGAAGCCACTTATTTCAGATAAGTACTCTTCGGGTACATACATACTTAAGTTTTGTGCCGAATCATCCGGTGTTTTTAGATCTATAATTTCAAAACCGGTTAATACACCGCGTTGGTCACAACCAAGTTGTGATTCGGCAAATAGTTGAATAGTATCATAGCCTTTTTGGAGTGCCGAAAAGGCTAATAGTGAATCGGCTTCGCTGCCAATACCATAATAACACATATCTTTTCTTTCCTTACCGGTTCTAATATAATTCTTGCCTTTCTTCATCTTTTCTATCTGTGTATCTAGTGCCATTCTTAGTATTTGTTCATTGGGTAATTGTGGGTGTTGTGTTTTAAGGTATTTGGCTTCTCCAGATAGCCAACGTTTAAAGGACTTTCCAGAATATTGAAAAATGACATCATTTGGTACTTTTAGCATTTTTAGTGCCGCTACTTTATTAGGGGCTACAAGTGACTTACCTAAACGGAGAAATACACCAGATCCTCTAGCGGGATAATAATAGGTACCAGAGAAGAATTGCGAGGGAATGTAGAAATCTGTATTTAGATTGCCGGCATGGTATACTTCAGCCCAACAATTTTTAGGAAATGTTTTATGATTTACATTTTGTTGTAGCGTGATATTTTCTGGGACTCTATAGAATGGTTTAAATGCCGCACGAGTAGTTTTCTTACCACTAGGGGTAGTACCAATATCATACCATATTTCTAAGTTTTCATATATTTGCTGTAATTGTTCTATAGACATAGCCTCCCATATTTCTTTATTAGTACTAGGGTATATAGTAGCGAAGTAGCGAATGTATCTATCATGTTCTTCTTTGGTAGAACTAAAATACAATCCACTCAAGGGTTCTATGTCATCTTTAGCTCTAAAAAGAATATTTGTAGGGTCGGTAACTTCCTTACGGGGCTCAGCACAGGATACTAGGACACCGGAATCATTCCATTGTAATACACCTTTTTTTTCTCTACAATTGACGTCGTATCTTTTAGACATTTATTATAATATTAGAAATTTAATAGGATTTAAACAATTCTATATTCAATAATTCTATACAGACTATAGCATTTTTAGTATATTTCTAAAAGATGGATATGTTAAAAAACCAGATAGTTACTATAAGTGCTATGCAAAGTGGAAAAGATGGTAGTAGTATTATGAATGCTATCTATGGCATTATTTTGCTATCATTTATTGAGCAAATATTTAAATATTTACCAGTAATTGGTGCTTTTTTTAAGAAGTATAGCGAGGAGTATATTAAACGCCGCTACGGTTCAATTAATATAGTTAATACATTAGGTAATCTTAAAAAAGAGTTATCCGGTAGTATTATTTTAGAGAAGAGTTATTTGGAAAAAGACAGTGGTCAAAATAGTGAATTTGTAGAGGCTATATTAGAATATATTTCTAAACTACCAAATATTAAATTCTTAAAATATCGCACAAGATTCTTTGTATCGCATAAAGATGAATTTGAAATCGAAAATAATATTTGTGGTAGGTGTATAGAGTATATACAGAGTATAGAAACCGGTGAATTAGAAAAGATAACTATTCAGGTTTATTCCTACACAATGGATATTGTACAATTGCGGGCATTTTTAAATAATATACATAAAAACTTTTTGATTTCTAAAAAGAACCAATTGGGAGACCAAACCTATTTTTTCGACCATATGATTTCGCAATCTACTATTCCTATATTACGATTTGATATGACGCCATTTAATACAAACAAGTCCCTTAAGACAATTTATGGTAGCTATATGAGTAATATAGTAAAACGTATTAATTTCTTTATAAAAAATCGCGATTGGTATATTAAAAAGGGTATTCCGCATACACTAGGACTGTTACTACACGGGCCACCTGGTTGTGGTAAAACTAGTTTGATTAAGGCTATAGCAAATGATACGCACCGACATATTATTAATATACAATTGAATAAACAGGTGACACAGTCACAATTAAAGTCTTTATTTTTCAATGAGGAGATATTTGTTTTTAACAAGAAAACAGGTCAAAATGAGTTGTTCTTAATTCCACTCGAGCAGCGTATTTATGTAATGGAGGATGTAGATGCTATTTCGGATATTCTATATTCTAGAGATATCGTTAATAAGCAAAAAGATATTGAAGATAAGGTACGACAAGAGACTTATGAACAAGCTACACATGATGCTATTAAAAAGGGATATGCCCCACCACCTCCGCCACAAAATATTAAAGAAGATAATAAGGAACAATTAACACTAGCTTTTATTTTGAATTTATTAGATGGTATTCTAGAAACACCTGGGCGTATTATTATTCTTACTACAAATCATCCTGAAAAACTAGATAGTGCTTTGGTTAGACCGGGTCGCATAGATTTAGACATTCATTTCAATCGCTGTTCTAGAGAAACTATAGTTGAACTAGTAATTAAGTTCTATGAAAGTATTGATGAATCCTCTAAAGAATGGTGTGATTTCTTATCAGAACTTGGTAAATTGGATGAGTATATGCTAACACCGGCAGAGGTAAACAAAATCATTTTCAACTACTACAATGAACCAACATTGGCATTTGAAGAAATTATTAGTGAAATACGGAAACATATGAACAAATGTGTAGAAGAGGTACAAAAAGATGCTAAATTATCTAAAAAAGAACATGATATTACAGATTTAGTTAAAACAGATACAGCTATTGAAGCCTGTGAAGAAGGTAAAGCTAGTAGAGAAATTAGAGAAGTACATAATTTGGAAAAGTTATATTTAAGTACACGGGATTGTTTTAAACAATTATTTGGAAAGGAATATATCAAATTTTTGGAAGAGAAAATGTTGTTAGTTCAGGATACATTGTTAATTAGCAAGCAAGTTTTGGAGAATATATATATATGTAATCGAGATAGTGTACTTAATGGATTAATAGAATTAGAAGAAAAGATTAAAAATAACCGTAAAAGTATACTAAAATCGTCAAATGTACTATATGAGGTCCACGAAGATAAAAATGGTAAATTTATATACGTAGATATAGAAACATTAAATACGATAAATAACAACACTATGAAGTTGGAATCACATACAAGAGAACCGGTTTCCTATGGCGAAGAAGCACAAAAAACAAATGTTGTTGGTTTTAGTGGCAATGGTAATTTTTTAGGATTTAATGCCAATAATTTTGAGTCTATAGATGGCAGCAATAATTATAGTGAAGCTAGTTCGTCACTAGATGATTTTTTCAGACCTATTCTATAAATTATTCTATAAATATACAGTATAAGTAATGATATATTTATGGAATGTGGCAAAAGATGTTACAATTGGTTATTTAGAGGTTAAGTGTTGTAATAAAAGATGTGGTAGAACTTTTAAAATTTCTAGAAATTCAGAAGTATCTAAATCGCCAAATAATGTTAGTTGTAATATGGGGTGCGCGTTAGCAGCTTACAATGACCTAGATACCGTATAGTGCTACAGTTAGCGAAGCTTAACTTTTGGAGACTCCGCTGATTAGTAAATGTATTATAAATAGTAAACTTTTTTAGTGCCTTAACAACGAAACGGATCGCCGAATCGTATTTGTATTCTATACAAGACATGTAATCGCCATTAGGATATTCTGTCAATAATACTTTTTTACATCTATTGTCTATAATGTTAAAATATGGGTCCTTATATAATTGTACATGCTAATTATATTTTAGATAATAGATGTAAATATAAAGGTAATAATAATTATATTAGTAATATTATGTCGCATTTAGTAATACCATCGTTATTTTCATCTGTTTTAGAAGTTACTATAACACAGCCATTAGATGTTATTAAAACATATAAGCAGGCTAATAAACTGAATCAGCTAGATTATAGGTGGCGTAATCTGTACAAAGGATTTATACCAAGAGCATTAGGAAATATACCATCTAGAACTGTTTTTCTTTTTAGTCAGGAATATTTCAAACAGTATACATCGGACAAATATAGGCCTATAGTTGTACCACTAATGTCAGGATTTTGTCAAACACTAGTAGACACACCAGTAGAAGTATTGAAAATAAATCAAATCTTTGGACAACAGAATAGGAACTATTATTCTGGATTTGTACCTCATTGTATTCGCAATATAATATTTGTTGGATTTGTATTTAATTTTAAGGAATATGGAAAGCGATATGATTCTATAACTATTTCATCGGCCTATGGAGCAGTAGGTGGTCTATTAGGATGTTACATATCACATCCATTTGATACTATTAAAACGATTAGACAATCTGGGGCTACTAATAATAAACTAACAAGTATTAAGGATTACATGAGAGGTTCACATATTAGAGCAGGTATGGGATTTGTAAATATGTTTATAAGTCTAAGTATTTTCGAACTTTTACAGGGTTATTTCAAAAAATAAAACCTAAATAAAAACAATAAAAATACAATAACAATAAAAATACAATAAAAATACAAAATTGATAATCATTTTTGTATTTTTAACACACAATACAACAGTCCAATAAATGGCTTCTACACAACAAGTTGAACAATTTGAGAGCAGCAAACAAGAGTTTATTCAAAATGTTCGTCGGGGCTATGAACAGTTTCTAAAGGATAATGGTGTAGATCTAGAGAGTGAAATTCGTGGTAAAGTTCTACAGGAAATTAAGCAAAAGAAGGTTAAAAAACTAGAGAAAAAGCAACAAGAGGAGCTTCGAGTGATTCGGCTAGGAATTGTATCTGAAATGTTGTGCGAACTAGAATATACATTTTCTGACAAAATCAATGAATTCTATGGTGACCTATTTGATGTAGAAATTATTAGCGAATGGTACTATAATGATTGTAATGTAACTATTGAATTGACATGGTCCAATAAGACTCTATGTATAACTAATTATGACGGTGAGCTAAAGATTAGTGGTGGTAAGAGGGACCTACGAAAGTTTATCAAAAGCAACACAGAGTTGATTCAAAAATTTATTGATGTGTCAGATGAGTATTATTATCTAAATGATGAATATTATACTTCATCTTCAAAAAATTCTGAATAAGTACGATGTCTCTTATAATTAGTATTTTCCTTTTCAATTGTGAGTACTGATACTATGAAAATAACACCAACACTAACTGCTAACATACAAGCTAGGGCAATGTACAAATACATTATGTACTTTGTTGTAGTAAATTATAATTAAATCGGTTTCGAGATTTCTAATCATCTCCAAACATACATTGTTCTTTTTTGCTATTAGCACTACTAATTTTATTAATTGTTATTTTCTTTGTATCTTTTGATATACTTTCTTTTCTATTAGAACTATTAGAACTGGTAGAACTACTAGATGATTTTTTAGTACTATCCATTTTATTAATAGTTATTTTAGAATTGGATGACTTGGTGTTATTATCTACAACCTTTTCAACTGTATGGTCATCTTTCTTTTTAGGGGGGAAACCTATTTGTAATCCAGAATTGGTTATAATAGATAAATCAACATTCCATTTAATTTCACTTCTGCCCTTCCAATTATCAAATGCTTCATAAATATGTTGTTTAGCATCTTCTCTATCTAGTCCATTGATATCCATTAAGTGTTCTAAGGCTACGCCTTTATCTAATAGTCTAGTAGTAGTATAACATGGCTTACATAGGGCAATTAGTCGTTCTAATCGCTGAGCATGTGTACTAAAATTAAAACTAAACATTTCACATACTTCTAAATACTTTCTTTCACTAGAGATACATTCTTCTCCACAAACTTCACACCGATAGGCAACTCTTTTAACTAGTAGATTTCTTAGCCGGCCGAAATCACTATCATTTAGTAGTCGTCTAAGAGATATATTAGAACCCTTGGGTAGTATATCTACATATAATTCACTGCCACCAAACCTTCTATTTTCACCAATTAGTACTAATGGCTTTGGAGACTCTTTTTCATCACTAGTAGTACTAGTAGTACTAGTAGTTTTTTTAGTAACTCTAGTAGTTTTGGCCGATGGGGCAGAATATTTTTCTATTAATTTTTTAAAACTTTCATCGGGGGCATACCATAATTTTTTATCAGGGTCCCATTTAGCACCCATAGATTTAGCATCATCTTTTTCTTCAAATGATATATGTAAATAAATCATGTTACTGCTGAGTTAATCTCAATCAATAAGTTTTAAATGAATTGAACAAATTTAATTATATAATAAACATAATTAAATGTGTGGCCATAATTTGAGCAAAGAAGAACTAGAAAATGCTATTAGATACCTATATGATTTAGAATATGAATATAGACAGAGCCATAATTTCTGGCAAGAAGATATTAGTTACACTTGTAATGAGTGTAACGATAAGTGGCTACAGTTAGGAGAACTATTATGTTGTCCTAATTGTAAAAAACATGTTTGTCTAGCTTGTTATTATAAAAATAAATAAATCTAATATTCATATTTTCGTTGATAACCAAATTCATCTTTTATTTTGCGCAATAGGTGTATATCTAATAAATCAGAACTTGTTGCCAATGGATGTTCACATATAACAAGTTCTATATATATTGCCACGTTAGTTAAATATTGACAGTATTGATCGCTAGTTGGACTTCTGCGGCAATACTCTGTAAAAATTTGAGCATCTATATTTAAATTATTTTTTAATAAAAATCCATTATTAACTATACTAATTGCTTTGTCTGTAATTTCTATTAATGGCTCTATCTCTAAATTATTATAATTTATTCTATCATAATATAATGTGCTTACATAACTAGCACCAGAACAAATAGATTGTTCCATCCATCCAGGGAATATGAAATCACTATATTTACAATCTTTTATAAATATATTTGGTCTAGCTCCATTTGTCTGAGAATGTTCCATGTAACCAAGATTGATATTAACAGCACCTTTTTTTAAAAACGGCATACGCATCATGCCAGTACCAGGTCCAGAAATATGTACGTCAGCATCTTCTATTTGTTTCATCTGTTCTGTAAATGATGGATATTTAGACCAATCAACATATTTTATATTAATACCTATATTTTTATAGTATTCAATTAATTTATTTATAGCAACTAATTCATCCGTGCTATATCTTTTGTTTTCTATAATTATAATATTTATATTACTACCAGTATTAATTGGTCTATCTACATTTATACTATGTCTTGTAAGCATCCTGGATTTAAAGTGACTAAGAGCATTATATTCTTTTTCACCATATATTGTATATTTCTTATTCATAACTCTATTTCCGGTATTTCCTGTACCAGCAACAAGTGTTTTAAAATGTATAAACTTTGATTTATCTAGGTTATAATAATCCATCATTTGATTACCTGAAAATTTGGTAATAATATCATATGCTATTAATTGTTTTTCGTTCCATGTATCAGATAATAAAACAAAATCATCATTGATATAATTAAATTTCACTAATGCTAGATATAAAGGATAAAATCCGTCAAATAAAGCATTATGTTTCCACCAATTATCTCCTAAAACAGATAATTCAATAGTTTGTTTGTTTACAAAGGAATTTATATATTTATCCATTTCATTTAAATCTTGAAAATATTTAATTCTTGGTTGCCAACCAGAAGCGTTTGTAAATTTATTTACACTGGGTACCGCTTGATCTTTATTTAGTGTAAAATAAAATAATTCACCATCAATAGCATAAATATTTTCATATTTAACACTAATATTTTCTGTGTCTATATCTGTAGTTATATATACGGATGCCATTATTATATTATATTATATAATAATATAATAAATCTAAATAATCCACGGAGCTGTTTTTTTACCGCCATCGTAACTAACCGCCAATTCCTTTTCAACTAGTAAATTATTATAAGACTTTTCTAGTTTTTCATCATCAAATAACTCTACTAATAGTCTACCGTATTTGTCAAACTCTAAACATTTTACTGTTATAGCCCTTTTATTACTTTGTAGGATACTAATAACTTCATCCTTTTTAATATCTAGATTATCAAAACTACTAATACTATTAGGGCAAATATGTCTAAGTAATTCAGCACGAGCCTTTTTAGCCCACATTATTTCATTTTCACGGTTCGGTTTATCTTTTCTAGGTTTCATCTCGGGCGTATCGATACCATTAAGACGACACGTAAATTTGTATAAGGTATTCTGTAATGGTAATACAATTTTACAAGTATCAGCATCATAGCACTCTACAACCTTACCGCGTAGTGTTAAGCCACAAAGACTAAACTCGGGTACATCCTTACCACACTCCTCTAAATTATTCATCTGTATATTAGAATATAATAACTATATATTTATATTATTTTCTAATGGCTCTAATGGCTCTAATGGCTCTAATGTTTCTAAGCCAGACCTTTTAATATGCTATTGTTTAGGTCTTTGGTTTTATTTAATTGTGCCTCAATTAGGTATCGGTTATTGACATTACCAATAGTAGCTTCTACTAGAGCCTCTAGTTGTTCTTCGCGGCTACGAGGCTTATTTATATCAGAATAGTACCAATTATTCTTCTTGGTGTCGTACATGTAATAGGGTTTAAAACGCTTGGCATTTTTAGCTACAAACTCTATAGAATATATTATATAATCTACAACATATTTTGGCATAGAGTAGTGAAATGTAATACGGCACCACCCATAGTAACTAGGAACACCTTGATTGTCAAGTATAGATTTATAGACATCAGATTTCTTTTCATCTGATATTTTAAGAATTTTTTGAGCATACATACTACAACAACTAATACCGCCACGTGATTGAATACCAAAAAGGTCACTAAGAAGAGTTACAATTAAGTTATAGTGAATACCTTGAACGCGAAAGGAGAAGATGGGTATCCGCTCGGAATTGTCTAGAGGATTAATAATTTCTATTAGGTCCTTTAGGGCAACGAGTTTCCCTTGTACGTATCTAAGGAGCCATAATTCTCTCTTGGAGATATAACTGTGGTATTTATCTTTTATCTCGAAACATAATCCAGCTCTAATAGAACCAATGATATTAGGTGTACCACCATTTTCTCTAGTTTCAATATCATCACTATATTTCTGCATCTCGTCAGTTACGAAACGTACCGTACCACCACCCGGGCAAAAAGGAATATCATTGCGGCAACAAGATTCTCTTACTACAAGAATACCAGGAGCACTAGGACCACCTAAAAACTTGTGTGTAGAAAGAACTATGATATCAATGTAGTTACCACTAGATTCATCGCGATGCATATTAATAGGTACATAGGGGCCACCGGTGGCATAATCGAACATAACTAGTGCTCCATATCTATGTCCTAGTGTACAAATGTCCTCTATGGGTTGTATTACACCGGTTATATTGGAAACAGCTATAAAACTAATTAGTTTAAGTTTTCTATCGGAAAACTTCTTAAGGTATTTCTTTAGTTTAGAAAGGTTTATAAGGCCTGTTTCAACATCAATAGGGATGATGACTAGATCAATGGGTAAGTGACGCCAAGGTAAATCGTTACTATGATGTTCGGCTTCACTGATGAAAACAACTGGGTTAGCTTCGCTCTTTTGTTTTAGGTTTAACATATGGATAATGTGTTGAATAGCACCAGTACAACCATTACCAGTAAATAGTATCTTGTCATTTTTGTTGGCATTTATAGATTTAGAAATCTTTAGTTTCGATTTATTTATATAAAGGTTCATCATTTGTCCCGCAAACGCATTACTATGGGTGTTGTTGTAATAGGGTACTACATTGGTTTGTATAAAGTCGTCTATGGGTTTATATAGAAATCCAGACGCAGTAGCATCGGCATTAATCATGTTACGAGACCCATAAGGTGTTTGGAATTGGGGAGAGCCGTAGGTGTTTTTGTAAATGTCAAGGGCGGTAGATTCTAGATTATCTTCGCCATTAATTGCGGATTTAAACCATTGAAAAACAGTTGTCATATATCTTAAAATAAAATTAGATAATAAAATTTATTTCTTTATAATATATATAACGATGAACTTCAGCAAGGGCTTTCTATTAACATTCCATTTACTCTCTATGGTATTTTTAATCATGTTACTTGGTTCTATTCCTAACGTGAATATGACCCATTACTACATATTTACTGTATCTACAATTATGACATACTTATTCAACACCTACACCACCTACCAAATCAAATTCCATACCGGTGAAGAAAAGAGTGAATCGGATGATGAATAAGAGTTTATTAGTTACTTTATTGATATACCGTATAGTGCCAAAGTTAAGACGCACCCTTAATGGGTGCGTCTTCAAACTTTTAGACACTATGGAACCCGCGTTAGATGCCAAAGTTAGCCACCCTAGAGGGTGGCTTACATTTGGCACTCCACGGTAATATTAAAGTAAATAATTTAGAAAGGTACTTATTTCGGGTATTCTTTTTCAATTAGGTATATAAATACTTTAAAGTAGTTCCATACACATTCTTTGTCACTGACACTAAGGCGATTGCTATTCCATATTTCTTTAATGCGCAACATTTCGGAAATAGAACTATCGCTTGTAACCGATTCACCAAAGTCGCTATTAATAAAGAATGATTCATCCTTAACTACGATTTTTTCCTTGAAAGGATATACGAGGTTTTTGAATTGTACCATAATTTCTCTAGGATTGGTTTTTTTCATGAATTCTACAGTATGATAGAAACTCGTGAGCTTCTTATCATCAGGAAATAGATCACGCATTTCCTGTAAGAAATTAAGTACTTGTTCGTTGAATTTAGATAGATTGGTTGCCATTATATAGTTATAATTATAAGGTATACATATTTTTAAATAGTATTTACCAATTAACTCGGCTTAAATCGAAACGAAAAATATTTTTTTATAACAGAAATTAGATAATGAATCGCCAGTTTCAAAATTATAGTAAAAGTGGCCAGCAAGTTTCGTATATGGAAAGACCAAATAATCAATCTCAAGCACAGCATAATAGAAGTCAGAATAGTAATATAGATATGACTAGCCGTAACCAAGCTGGCCCAGCAAAGCAAATCTACAACCCTAATCCCTTTAATAGTTACGATAACCTGTCTATGTCTAGCCAAGTGAGCTCAAACTTAAATACCCAATCGGCTATTTCAAAACCTAGTAAACCGCAAGGTGAAAGAAAAGAGATTGGTGTGTTGTTCTATAGTAATAGTTGCGAACATTCTAAGAAGTTTTTAATTGGTATCATGAAAACTAATTTTAATGATTTAGTAAGAAAGGTTTGTGTAGATAAGAGGGATGTTAAAATACCTAGTATAGTTACGGATGTACCTACGTTAATTGCCAGAGGTATAAATAGACCCCTTGTTGGTGAACAAGTATTTGCCTGGTTAGAAAATGAAACTTCTAAGGGTGCTGTAAATGAAGATATAAAATCATTTTCATTTAGCTGTAAGGATAACTTTACGTTTTTAGATGGTGGTGTCGATGATGGTACTATTGTTGAGGGTAGTGTTGCCGAGTGGGATAAGGACTATACTTTTAATGCCCCTATAGATATTGATGCAAAGAATGAAAAAAAAGGTGTAGATCAGCAAAAAATGGCTAGTTATAAGAGTGATGTGTCTAAGATGCAAGAGGAAAGAAATGCTATGATTGCTCAAAGTAAACCTAAGACGCCACAATTAGACCCGGATGAATTTAATCAAATGTTTTTAAAACAACAAAAATCAAAAACGAGTAATTTTAAACAAAATGTTAGAAATATATAAATATTTGATCAATAAAATAAAATAGATAGAATATATAAAAATAAATTCTTAATAGATAGTATAAGAATATCATGTCGAAGTTTATTGATAACCAAAAGCTCATTAAGGAATTCTGTGACAGTCTCGATGAAAACTACTTACGTAGCGATATCGAACTTATGTTAGACCAAGCCGGTATTAAATATACCAAGGGTTCTCCCAAGAAGACTCTTTGCTCGATCCTCACCAAGAACATCCCCTCGCGTGTCCTCGAAGCCGTTCTTATCTATGGTTCCCAAGTAGGTAAGGGTGCTGCCGTATCGGTCGTTCTTGCCCTCATTATCTCGAGCATCTTTGCTCCTGGTGTCCTTGCTCCCCTCGCTGTCGAAACGGTTACGGGTGTCCCGATTGTCTATGGTGCTCTCACGGGTATCTATGATGGCGCCAAGACGGTCCTCAAGGCCGACAAGCGCTCGTACAAGGAAGTCGAACGCAAGTAATTTTCTGAAAGAAAATTACAGCCTCCGCTAGGTCGGCAAGTAAGTGCTTTCGCACCTACAGCCTCGGCCTTTCCCAAAAGAAAGGCTCGGCAAGTAAAAATTCGAAGAATTTTTACAGTATTTCATACTATAAATAAATTAAAATTGATTGATATAATGCTATATATATTATATAAATCAACAAAATGACTGCTCCTTCCTCATTGGCTATCAAGCGTGTTCTATGTGATATTAAAGATCTCAACCGCGATCCTCTAGAAAAAGAAGGCATTTACCACTATTACGATGAATCTAATGTTATGGAAGCTCGCATTATGATTATTGGTCCGGAAGATACTCCCTACGAGAATGGGTTTTATCTATTTCAGTTTTCATTTCCTAATAATTACCCATTTGAACCACCAAAGGTAAAATACTGTACCCTAGATGGCAACACGCGATTTAATCCTAATCTCTACACGTGTGGTAAAGTATGTCTTTCCATCATTAACACATGGGATGGTCCTAAATGGACAAGTTGTCAAACAATTCGTTCTGTACTAATTTCCCTACGTGGTTTAGTCCTTGGTGTAAAACATCCACTACACAATGAACCGGGGTTTGAACAAGTATTGGATAATCGTTCTACCAGTTATAACGATGTTGTACTATATGAAAACTATCGTGTAGCTTTAGTTAAAATGATTCGTAACACACCCAAGGGGTTCGAAGTATTTAAGCCACAAATGATTGACTATGTTAAAGAAAAATACACTTGGTACAAACAACGTCTAACAGAACTATCTAAATACGATAACACCAAAGCGGCATCTCCTGTATATAGCATGGCAGTTATTCGTAATTTTACTAAAATTCTAAAGGAACTTACACTGATTCTTACAGAAAATGGCTATGAATTTACAGTAGGAACTAAGGTAATATTGACTGAAAACGACTACAATAGTGACGACGATGATGCCGAAAGTATTCTTAAAAAGAAGGCGCTTGCTCAAACCCAAGTGGTAAAAGAT